CCAGTATTGTAGTCCATCTTTTAAACCACCTGTGAATAAGTTAGCACATTTACCTGGGTTATTACTAGTTGCATTGTAAATCGTTTGTACGTCTTCTAATGCTAAAGCCTTGTTCCATATTGCTACTTCGTCTATATCTCCTGTAAAATACTCGGAAGGATCAGTATCAGCACCAATTAAAGTATCTTTAGTTTCGTTGTTTAAAACGGCTGTAACTCCAGTTGTTGTTACCACTAAACTTCCATTTATATATAGCTTTAAGTTACCTGAAGACACTTCTCTAGTAAAAGCAGCATGATGCCAATTACCATCGTTAAAAGTTGTTGCAGGGGATAATGCGTACACATAAGCTCCTCCAGCTCTTAATTGAACCGCTATTCCATTATTAGTTCTTCTAAATAAAGCCCAAGAAGAGTTTGCTGTTGAATAATTAGCTCCTCTTCCTACTATATGCATTTGACTTCCACTATTACTAGTTTTAAACCAAGCTGAAACACTAATATCACCAGTCATTTGAAGCTGAGTTGGATTACCAGCTGATACATAACTTTGACCATCAAACTCCATAGCAAAATTATTATCTATGAGTTCTAGTGGAACATCTGCTGCTGCACCGAGAAAACTAAAGGGGAATGGAAACATATATTATGTTTTTGATTATTTTAAATCTAGAGTTGCGTTAGCATAATAATGTGTAGTAGTACCGTTGTATATTAGTGTTATTATATCTATAGCATCATTATCTGTAGTTAATATTGGTTTACTACCTCCTGGATACTTAACTGAAGTTGGGTATGTTATAGTTCCTGCAGCTCCTGAAGAAGGTTGTTTAACTTGTAATATATACGTAGCTCCAGATTTTGGATTACTTAAAGACAAAGTGTTTGCACCACTAGCTAATTGTATGTATTGAATATTACCGTTGTCCCAGTCTATTGTAGTACCTGCTAAAGGTGTACCATGTTGTTCTGTATAACCTTGACCAGTTATTTTTAAACTAGTTCTTAAAGTTGATTCTCCACCTCTTACAATTTGAAAATCTTCAGTACCAACTGTTGAAGCGTCTGCTAAATATACATTAAAAGTATTATCAACATTAGGAACTATATTTGAGGCGCTAGAGTTTCTAGCTGCTAAAGTAATAGAGTTAGATCCTGTAGGTCTAATTTTATTTCCAATAGTAACAATACCTGCATTTGATGTGTTGTAATCTCCAGCTTGTTGACCAATACTAATGTTAGTAGGTGCGGCATAACTAGTCTGTCCTATGGCTAATCCAGAGACTTTACTCCAAGTTGCGCCACCAATCGCTATTGCCGAAGCCCCATTAGTTTGAGCGTTATTACCTATAGTAATACAATTACTATCTGTGACAGGTCCAGCGTTTAATCCTAAAGTAAAATTACCATTAGTATTTAATGTAAAAATATCTGAAGAATCTCCAGCGTTTCTAAATTGTAAAGTACCAGCTAGTAAAGCTTTTCTACCTGTAGTTATCGTACCATCTACTGAATATATAGTAGGTATTAAAGATGATAAACCTGTAGCTAATTGGGCTAATGTATACTGATTATTAGTATTAGCTGTAGTATCGTATCCTACTATAAATGTATTATCAGTTGTTGCTCCTGTTGAAAACTCTGAGAATTTTTTTCCTGCCATTTTATTTTATTTTAAGCGCCCGAAGACTGTATTAATAATTGTAAGCCTTGTTCACTTTTTACTAAAGCGTTTGTACCTATACCTGTCTCTAATATAATATCCCATGAGCCAATAGGTAAACTAGATCCATCTAATATTACAGGTTCGTAAACAGTTTTATTACCAATACCAATCTCTCCAGCCATATCTTAATATAATGCAAGTACATCATTAGCGGATAAACCGCCTTGAGTTACTCTTGTTACTAATATAGGTAATACAGTTCCTCCAGAAAGTGATTGAAAGTTAGCTAATCTACCAGACTCCATTACAACTGATAAATCAGACAAACCAGCTGCGGCGCCTACAAATAAACAAACTCCTCTTTGTTGAGTGTTTGGTATATCTATATCAACTACTTTTACAGCTAAGCTAGACCCACTACCACCAGAAGCTGCCGGAGTTGATGCTAAAGCATACCCAGCACCTGATTCATATGTAAGTGGTGCTGATATAGGTTTTTGTTCTAATCTTGTTACACCGCCTGCGCTGTTAATAGCTTTAACTAAAAACTTAGCAGAAGTACCAGAACCAGCTGCTAAAGTTATTTCATCTTCTAAAGCATAACCTGTTCCAGCTGTGGTTATTTCTAACCCACCATTTGTTGCGCTCCAATTAATTGCACCAACTACAATGTTCACAGCATCATGCGCGAATACCCTAGCTTGTGCAGCATCGTTTCCTTGTATACCGTTCATTTTTTAATTTTTTATTTTTGTTATTTTTTCTGCGCCCCTAGATCCAAAGTACGCTACATATACTGTAATAAGTAAAGCCTCCATCAATGAAACCCAACCTGTTTTTATTTCTAATAGTACAGTTGAATCTAGTACTATAAATATTGTCATTACTAAAGTTAAAAATACAAGTGTCATAGGTCTAGTGTTTTTACTTAACCAAGAATCACTTTTCATATCACTCTCCCATCTAGCTGATATATTATTCATCTCTGCTATGTCCTGTTCTAAAAGCTTTATTGCTATCTCTTTATCTTCAGCCTTAATACTATCATCACTTGATATAAGATTTTTTACTATACCAAACGCACCGTTATCAGGTAGCACATCGCCTATACTATCAAGAATTTTAGGAGCCTTCTTTGTTAAAAAAGCTCCTACTTTAGTATCTTTAAATTTTTTCTTTTGCTTACTCACTTTATTTCTTTGTAGGAGACATTGCTTTTATGTATTTATCTTTAGTTTCTCCTGTTAAACCAGCGGCATCAGCTTGTCTCTCTGCTTTTGAAACTCTATCTGTTGCTTGCTCTTTTATAGGTTTGTAAGGTTTTTCATCACCTGCATATTTTCCAGGACTTGAGTTTTTATTTATCTTGTCTTGTCTAGCTTGTTCCCATCCTGACATTTTACCATCTTTATCCAGGTCACCAAGCATTTTACTAGCTGGTGTTTTATAAGACATACACATTTTACCCTTTTTATATAAAGGATGAGGTTTAGATTTTAGCTGAGCTGGTTTACCATATAACATTGCAGGTGGTGCTAATTCTACATCTTCTTCTTTTTCAAGTTCAATGTCTTTAGTTGTGTCTTTTGTTGCAAGTTTTTTGTACTCAAAACCTGTTTTAAATTTATCATCTTCTTCAGCCATTATATTTCTTTTTTATTTTTTGTTGAATTTTTTTATTGTTAGCTTCTTTTTCTTGAGCTAATTTAGGATTACCATCCATTTCTGGACTTCTTTTTGTTATAATAGTTTTTGCAGTTCCTTTAGGTGAAAAATACATATTATCATCATCGTAGCTAAAGTCACCTGTGTCATTGCTCTCTACGTCGAACTGATCTCTATGAACCATTTCATGATCTATAACATCTTGCATTTGCGCTGGATTTGTTAAATCCTTATGTAGTCTTATAGTACCATTGTCATTAGCAACACCTAGTACACCATCTTCCTCTAGAGTTCTATATATAGGAGTTTGATTAGTCGGATAAAAAGGTTTTATTTTAAAAGCCATTACCCTTCTTTAAAAGCTAATAATAATTCTCTTAACCCATAACCCATAAGAACACCTGAGTATAATGGATGACCTTCTAATAATAGCATAGTACCACAAAAACCAAACGCTATAGCTTTTGAAAGTGGATGGTTTACGATTGCTTTAATCTTATTCATAATTATTATTTTTTATTAGCTTTCATTTCTTTATCTGTTAATGGAATGTCAGCATCTGTTGTTGGGCGTAGTTTTATTGTACCATTATCACAGTAAAACTCTCTTTTTTCTTTAGCAGCTTCCTTCTCACCACCTTTTTTTTTAGCATATCCTTTTTCCCAAGCTTTCCAAGCTGCTTTACATTTGTTACCTCTAGCCATAACTTATTTCTTAGTTGAGCAACCAAAGTTTTTAGCATAGTTAGCCATTTTTACTACAGATGGCTTATATTTATTTTTACTTTTCATTACAGCAGAAGCAGCAGAGCAAGCGTCTTTAAAACCATTCTTTTTAGCCCAAGCTGTAAACTTACCTTGATTTTTTTCTTTTATTTCTGGAAATTCTTTTTTATTTGCGGGAGAATTATTTTTCATATCTTTAATATGTTTTTCTACAATTTTAGCTTGCTTGCCATGAGCGATAACAGCTCCTTTAAGCTGCTCCACAACTTCTTCTAAATTTTTAGCCATAATTATTATTTTTTATAAGGAAAGTTTTTATTAAACCAATCTTTACGATGATCACAATTGCAACCGCCTGGTATAGTATCAGCCAACTTTTTTATACCAGTGAATTTAGTAAATCTTTCTATAGTGTCTCCTAAACCTTTGCTTTTCATTTTATTGAGTAAAAGTTTTGTAACCTCCATACCCTAATAAACCAGAGCTTACGAAGCCAAGAGCATTTATACCTTTTTGAAATCTTCCTTTACCTCTAAGATCTTTATATGTTTTATTAGACTTAAATTCTGCTTTAGGAACTTCAAACTTAAATTTAGTGTTTTTTGACCCATCAAGAAATTTACCTTGTTTTATAGGTTTAGAATAACCTGAAACAGCTTTTATATCGGGATGGCTTAATTCATCTTCTCTTAGTTTTACTGTGAATTTTTTAGTCTTAGGCTTTCTCTGGCCCGGGGATAATCTTGATGGCATATTATAAGTTTTTATATTCGTTAGTAGCGTCAAAGCTAGGACAAGCTTTATTAGCATAGTCACTGTGTGAATGTATAGTAGCTTCAGGATACATAGCTTTTAGCGTTTTAAGCACTGCTAGCAAACTATCTTCTTGTTCTTCTGTTCTAGTATCTTTCGGGGTCTTACCATCTACCTCAACTCCTCCACAATAACAAATACCGATTGAATTTCGATTCTGCCCTTTACAGTGAGCCCCGATTTTAGCTACATCTCTACCTTTATATATATCACCATGTAAGTCAATATAGAAATGATAGCCTATGTCACTCCAGCCTCTACCTTCAGTGTGCCATTTCCTAATTGTATCTACAGAAATGTTTTGGCCTTCTCTAGTAGCAGAGCAGTGAACTATAATCTTATTAATGTTCCTCATTTTTTATTTTTTTTCATAATCAACCACTTATGAGCAGTGTAACCTATAGTTACAACAAGTAGTGTTATTTTAAGTATTGGCTCAAGCCAATCCATCATTGTTACACCAAATGACAACGCATTTAAAATGTAAAGCTTTATGTCTTCCACTATTTCTGAGCGTTAAGAGTAGCATTTCCCTTGTACTCTGGAGAATCGAAATAAAGGTCACACTCAATATTACTATTAATAGACTTCATCTTTCTCATACCTGATTTTTTCATAGCTGGGCTTTTGTCAACTCCTGCTGGTTTTTGTTTTTTTCCGTAACTTGGCATAATATATTTATTTTTTTTTGTAATATCCTTTCATCTTACTTGCAGCAGATGTATTAAATACTGGATTACTATTATAACTTGAGTTTTGTTTTAATTCTCCTTTTTTTAATCCTGGTTTTATTCCAGTCTGATTAGCTATTAATTGTTCTTCCGTTAGGTTTGTGTATTCATTTGCAATACCTCCTCCGGCTATATTAGGATCTACTGGCGCTTGTGTTACAGGCTGTGCACCTTGGGCTACAGGTTTCTTTTCAGTAGCTTTTTCTATTCCTCCCATAACTAAATTACCTACTCCAGCACCTGGGTTTAAAGCTCCTTTAGCTCCACCTGCTATAGCTCCTTCAAGTCCTTCACCTGCTAATAAAGCTCCTCCAGCTCCTGCTAATCCACCTACTAATTGTGGTATAAACTTTGCTGGTGCTGATTTTTCTTTTGATTTTTTATAACTCATCTTTTTTTATCTTTATTAAGATTTTTAATAGCTACTTTTAAAACCTTGTCACTATAACTAGGTATGCCATTAGTTTTTATTTCAGGTATATCTTCTTCACCTAACATTATTCTATACATTCTGTTTAGCAAGCGCTTAAACTTAAATGAAGCTTTATATATATGATACTTTTGAGTTGTTCTATTTCTTCTTCTCCAAACAACTATCCAATCTTCTTTTAGTAATCTATTCCATCTTCTATTGTCCCAAGAATAAGAATAAACTCCCATTTTAAAATCTTGTTTTGTAAATAGCTCTAAACAATCTAGATACATTAAAAGCTCTAAGTCAGCATCATTTAAGTCATACTTTTTACAAGCCCATTTTCGTATTATACGATAATGCTTTAAAAGATTAAGTTCTTTAACCTCTACAGCTGTAAGTTTTCTCATAGTACTATAACTACATCAAACTCTTTTATAACTTTATAAGTGTTTTTCTTTATCTCTATGTTAAAGCCAGCTGAACGATCATAATATATTTTATCACCGTTTTTTATAACATTAACATCTTCACCTGTCTTAATAACTTTAGCTGTTCTATATCTAATGTCTTCTCTTTGTTTTTCAGCTAAAATTAAACCTCCTTCAGTTTTAACGGAGGTTTCTTTTATTGGATCTATAACTATATACTTACCTATTGCTTTCATGCTCGTAAGTTATTAATTACACAATCAGTTGATAAAATAGTAGTAGCTACAGAAGCCGCATTTGTAAGTGCGCTTTTAGTAACAAGTAAAGGATCTATTATTCCGGACTTTACCATATTAACCGTTTTTCCTGTAACCACATCTAATCCTTTACCTTTTACACTTGGAGTTTCATAATCATCAATACCAGCATTTTCCAGTATTAATCTATATGGAGCTGTTATAGCTCTTAATAACACTTCTTCTGATAATGACTTAGGTATTATTTTTTGAGATGCATTTAATAATGCTATACCTCCTCCTGGCACTATACCTTCTTTAATTGCGGCTTTTGTAGCACAGATAGCGTCTTCGACTCTATCTTTCTTTTCTTTTAATTCAACTTCAGAGTTAGCACCTATTTTTACAATAGCTACTTTAGCTAATAATCTAGCTAATCTTTTTTCAAGTCTTGCAACCATATTAGGATGCTTGACATTTGCTATTTGCTTTTTAATATTAACTATTAAATCATCAACAGCTTCTGGTATCTCTTCTAGTTGTAGTATAGTTTCTCCATTACCGGTTACACTTCTTAAACACTCGCCTAAGTGCTCAGGCTGTATGAGATCCATATTATCACCTAAGTCCTCGTTTATTAAAGTAGCGCCAGTAAGTAATGCTAAATCATCTAAAGTATCTCTTTTATTTATACCGAAGGTTGGTGCATCTATTATGTTTACTTTTATATTACCTTTAACCTTATTCATAGCAAGGGCTGTCATTACCTGAGGCTCTACGTCTGCTATGATTAATAGAGACTTATTGTTTTTTATAACATATTCCAATACACCTTGTATTTTTCTTATGTTTTCAACTTTATTCTCTATTATAAGTACCACTGGGTTTTCTAACTCGGCCGTACCCTTTTCTTTGTTAGTAACAAAATGACCATTAACAATGCCTTTGTCGTACTGTACTCCTTCTATTCTTTCAACAACTGTATCAGGATTTTCATGTGTTTCCATCATTACTATACCTGTTTCATCTACAGCTGCAAAAGCATCACTTATTATTTTACCTAGTTCTAAATCGTTATTAGCTGATATAGTAGCTACTTGTTTAATTGTATTTCCTTTTACGTTAGAGGAAATTTTGTCAAGATAATGCACTACTTTTTGAACAGCTAAATTAATACCTTTTTTTAAGTCTCTTGGACTTTGTGAATCGGTTACTTTATAGGCTTCTTTAAGTATAGCATGAGCCAATACTGTAGCTGTAGTCGTTCCGTCGCCTGCTTCTAATACTGTTTTTCTAGCAGCCTCTTTTAAAAGCTTAGCACCCATATTTTCTACTGGGTCTAAAAGAATAACACTATTAGCTACTGTTACTCCATCTTTTGTTATTTGTGGGCTACCACTTCCATCTTCAAGGATAACACACTTGCCACTAGCCCCTAATGTGGAGCTAACAGCTTTAGTGAGTTTTTCTATACCTTGAAATATAGCATCTTTAGCTTCATCTCCGAAGTTAAGATGCTTTACAATTGTTTCATTCATTTGATTAAATTAAATTAGATTTGGTTTTACTCGAATGTTTTTATTACTTTAGGTCCTTTTAAAAATTCTAGTTTTTTAAGATAATGTTCTATAGATGCATCTATTGCTTGTTCAGCTCCAGATATTGTTTCTCTACGAGTAACATCTATCCAATCATCTGATTCCATATCTTTATATTCAGTTTGTAAAAATCCATTTGGTAACTGTACAATTCTCCAGTTTTTCTTTTGGGTTATATGTTTCCAAAGGTTGATCACTCTTTGATCGGGTTGTGTAGCAGCTCTAAAGCCGCTGGTGTATAAAAACGTCATGTTATTTGGTTTTATGTTTAACGTTGGTTATTTATACTATCACTTGATAGTTCGGTTATTTATGTTTTTAAATCTATATAATATACAGTTCCGTTAATAGTTATCTTTAATTGTTTTGTTACAGAGGTTCCTGTACCTGTATTAACTATTGAATTTGTAATTCCGTTTAACTCTATTTCAGCAGTTGCTGCAGAAGCTCCTTTACCTATTGCTATACCATCAGTTGCAGCTGTTGCGCCACTACCTATAGCTACAGCATTGTTATCCTCTGCTCCAGTTGTAGTTGCTTGATAACCTATACAAACATTGTCTACCCCACTTGTTATTAATTTACCTGCTGTATATCCTAAGAAAGTGTTGTTGCCACCAGACGTTAATTCTCTACCTGACCTATAACCTGCCATAGTATTATTAGAGTATGTAGCTGTACCTGACGCGCCTTGACCAGAACCTGCACCTATAATAACGTTAGCACCACCAGTAACATATTGTCCGGCTTGACCACCTATAGCAGTGTTTGCAGTACCAACCTGATTAAACTGTAAAGCATCTGAACCTACAGCAACAGTATAGTTGGAGTTAGTATTAGTTAATCCATCTAAAGAAAAGCCAGCGTTAGCACCTATTGCTACTATGTTGTTCAAAGTTTTACCAACAGAAGCTGCTCCAGCCTGATAACCTATTAAAGTGTTACTAGATCCATTAGTAGCATTTAATCCTGATTTAGAACCTAACGTAGTGTTGTATAATCCAGACTCATTAGAATATAAAGACTTAAAACCAATAGTTGTGTTATCATCACCTGTATTGTTAGAAAATAATGCCTCTTGACCTATCGCTACATTTTCGTACCCTTCTGTTAGAGCTGCGCCAGATCTGTAACCTAATAATATATTACTATAACCTGTAGTAAGTGCATTACCACTACTATTACCTATTATTAAGTTACCTACTGGAGTACCTGATAAACCAGAAGGTATATTAATAAAATAAGCAGATGTACCTGATATTGTTACATCTGTTAATCCATTTAAGTTAGTTGCGCCACCTCCAGCTTGTGCTTGCCATGTTGGTGCACTTGAAGATCCTGTCGATGTAAGTACATAACCTACAGAGGAAGGATTAGCCACTACATTTAAAGCGCTAGTGCCATTACCTAAAATAACGCCATGGGTTGCAGCTGACACAAAACCAGTTCCACCTCTTGCAACACTTAAAGTACCTACCATAGAAGTAGCAGATAAATCAACTTGCATTTCTTGGCCATTGATTATTAAACCACCATTAGCTAACAAGTCTGCTTGGATAACATCTGATGCTAATTGAGTGGCATCAATACCTGTGCCTGCTGTAAAGTTAGCTCCAGAAGGCGCTGACCAAGAACCATCAGCTCTTAAAAACGTAGATGTTTGTCCAGCTGCAGCAGAGCTAGGTACATGTCCTACATTAGCAGCTCCTGCAAAAGCGTTAGTTGTTAAAGTTACACCACCTGTAGGAGAACTCGCTACTAAAGCGTTACCTGTTGATGTTCCGCTAGCTATAGTAATACTAGACACACCAGCAGTAGAACCACCTGGCAGACTAGAAACCTTAAGCTGCTTTGTTTTATTATTATCTGCAGAATCTGAAATTAATATTAAATCTTCATTTGCTGCCGCAGATTTTACTGGGTATGAATATATTATTGCCATTTAGTGTTTTATTATGGTTTTCTCTGTGAATTAGTTTTATAGTTATCTTCAAGCTTTTTTTTCTTTTCTTCCAGTTCTATCGCTTTTCGAGCAGCTCTAGATGGTTTTCTGTTTTGAGATGGAGGAAGTTCACTGCTATTAGCTTTATCTACCATGTTACCCATCCTCATTTGTGCAGCATGCATAGGTTTTGCACCATGTTTCTTACCTGGAGTGTCTATATATAGCTTTTCACCTTTTTTACCTCCACCTGCTATAGCATATGATGTTCCTTTTGGTGAATTTGGTGACTGTGTTGTCTCTACATACGGTCTTTCTGGTGAAACTCTCTTAATTTCTGATAATTCTCCTTCATTTACAGTTTCTGAGCTGATTTTAACGTTATTAGCATCTATATAGTCAGTACCATAGCCAGTATATTCCTTAGGTTTTCCAGATCTAATAGCTTTTGAACCTAAATTGTACATATCACCGCTACCTTTATAAGATGTAGTCGATGCTTCTCTGTCTGCTATAGGAGAATACTCAGTATCTGCGTCTTTTACTCCGTTTGATTTCATTTTCTTTGCCATATTCTAATTTTAACTCATCCAACTAGCTTTATAAGCTCCACGCCTCTTAGCTTCTCTTCTAGCTTTTCTATTCTTTTTCTTAAATCTCTTATAAGAACTGTCTTTTCTATTACTTTTGTATGCTGATTTGTTTTTACACTTACTTCCTTTACCAGGTCCTAAACTTGTTTCAACACATTCTTCTTCTACTAAACTAAGCGCTGGTGATAACCTCATTTTAAAAGCCATAATGCTAGTTTTAAAGTATTATTTACCTTTTCTTCCACCCATATGTTTAGACATAGGACTTCCACTAGTCTTATCATGTCTCTCATTTTCTAAATAATGTAATCTAGCACTTGGTTTAAGATTCTTATTGTAAGCCATCTTGTTGTCATAAGCACTACCACTCATTTGACCTGGAGAAGTTGCAGAACTCTTATTAGAAACGCTAACATAGTCAGTACCAGACTTACCTGTTATTTTCTTTTTACCACCCATTGCATCGCTGATTTGTTTTGTTGATATATCTCCACTTGAAAAAGCTCTAGCAAAGTTTTGTTCTGGAGTTGATTTTGCTGATTTTCCTTTACCAATCATTTTACTTGGAGGTAATTTTTTCTTGTACTTTTTTTTATGTTCTTCTTTAGATTGACTATAATCAAATGGTTTATCTGATTTAATAGCCACTTTTTTAGGCTTTATATTCATCTTTGGCATAATTATGTTTTTTAATGTTTTTAATATTTTAATTCTTTATACGTATATTAATAGCTATTTACATATAAAATAACATATTTACATTATATAACTATATACCAAATGTGACAATAGCCCCTTACTCTATACCTAAGTACCTAATGTCACACTTTTAAAAAAAGTATAAGATATATAGAAGTTAGGGGTTGCCCCCCTCCCTCCCACTTTTTTTTTCAAAATAAAATTGATTTTAATTTTTAGGGCCCTACCCTTTTTCATTTCGTTTTCATTTCATTTTTCAATTTCTTTTTCATACGATTTTATATTTCATTATCATTTGCCAACTAACTTTCTAAATGTTTTTAAGTTACAAGCTTATTACGATGCACATTAGATAATATAAATATAATTAATAACTTAAACAATATGAATAACTTCAACTATCAATTCGAAATAATATTACCTGACTCATCAACTACATATCAATACAATGACTCACCTCATCTTACTCAAGACTTTCTTGATTACCTCATCGACATTGATATTAACATCTACGACTGTATATATACTGTCACTGAAGTTACAAACTAAACACAACTACAATAAGATAATATAAATATAATAACTAAATAAATAATAACTATGAAAACTAATAATATAACTACTAAAAGATTTGTAATCAGAAAATCACTAATAGGTACTAACTCAGTAATTACTTTTACTAACAAAAAAGATATTACATTCACTTATGATCATGATGAAATATACTCAACATTTCAAGAAAAGTTTGAATCAATGAAGTGTTTTCAAGAGTACAAGTCGTATACTAATTCAAATACTGTTCCAGCTTTTGCAAGAAACTTAAGTGAAATATCTTAAAACAACAGTATGACAATAGGGTGTTACTCTATACTATTAACTACCTAATGTCACACTATGATAATACTTATTCATGTAAGTTATTCAGAGAATAAGTGTAACAACTAATAACTAAAAATAATAAATAAATAAACTATCACCTTTAAATTAAATAAAATGACTAATAAATTCCAAATAAATATAATAATAATACAAGTAGTAACAATACTAACTTTAACTATAATACTAATGTTATCTTAATTACAAACTAAACACAATTACTTATAGATAATATAATAAACAATAACAAAAGTCTTAGTTGATGGTAATACTTTAGAGACTATAAATATAATGAATATATTACTCAGCACAAACAATAAAATTAAATAATATGAAAAAAGTAATATTAAGTATAGCAGCACTAGGCGTAATGTCTTTTACAACAAATCAATTATACTACGGAACTCAACTGGTATGGGCAATAAGTAACTTAAATGACATGCAAGAGTATATTCATGAAGATATGGTCAATGGTAAGATAGATGAAGCAACTGCTGAAAACTATAATGAACTACTTGACGAGACTCAAAGCTTTATACAAGATTTTTATGAAAAGCAATGTCGTTAATACAAACTAAATACAATAAGCAATAGATAATACAAATATGAAAACAATAACAACAAATAACTTAACAGCAAATATCTATCCAACAGGTGAAATTAAACTATCAGTTTATAAAACAACTAAATCTCCTTATGGTTGGTCACCTAGAAAACTGTTGTCAAGTTTTGTTGCTGTTGAACTAAAAGACTTTACATACTGGTATGTATGTAGCAAGGTAGCTGAGGTGTATGCTTCCTTTTCAAACAAAGAAATACACAATTTATTACAAAAAATACAAGTACATAATGATACAAAGTAAAATCAAACAGTTGCAAAACCTGTACTCGTGGAATCAGTTCTATCAAGATAGAAAGATGAAGCCAGAGATGAAAAAGTGCCAAAGTGATATTCACACGCTTAAAAATGTGATTAATGAATTAAAGAGTAAAAAGAAATGAAAGATACTAATGCAATAGAAAAAGCTATTATCGATAAAAGTAAACAAGAGATAGCTATAATAGTGGCAGACTTTATTACTAACGTTAATACTAAGCTTAGAAACAAGTACAATGCATGTAGCTTTTACTACATCAAGCATCCTAATAGTGAACTAAAACAAATGTTTTCAGGTGATAACGAGTTAATGAAAGCATTATGTGCTACGTTAGAAGAAGGTCATATGAAAGCTATGGTGAATAAAAAATCAAAAGAATTACTAAACAAACTAGAACTAATATGAAAGAAATACAAGCAATAGAGGCTATAACAAAAGATATTCTAGCCGGATACTATGGTACTAAACAAAATGCAGGTACTGAAACACAGAAATGGCAATATGCTCACAACCAAGCTAAAAAAATATATAGTGGTGAATTACTAATAGATCCTGATCATACTTGGTTTGATGAAGGTAAACAACACGAAGCTATATGAGTGATTTTAGAACAATACAAGACTATATGTCTTATGAAAAAGAAACTGCAATACCAAAACTAAGGTGGTTACAAGTAAATGAATTAGCAATAAAGTATCCAAACAATCAAGAGTTTGGTGCAGAAGTAAGAAAATTAATTAACAAATAATACAAACTAAATACAAACACTTAAAGATAATATAAATATATGAAAACAATTAAATTTTATCCCAGTAACAGGTCAGTTATAAAACTAGACGGCAAGAAAGTAAAAGGCTACACTATAGATAGCATACCAGATGACATTACATCTTGGTTTAATTACAAAGGTTTAACTTTTGTAGTCAACTAAAAGCAAACTACTGCTATACGTAAAGGTATGCGGTAGGACTAAGTGACGGCTTAGTATGGACAGCGAGGTCAGGTTACACTGTTCTAGACATGAGAGGTTCGAATCCTCTCTCTCGCTCTATGAATAATAAATGTAAATGTGGAAACGAAATCCACCCAGTAAGAATTAAATACGGTTATAGTAACTGTGTAGCATGTTCTACAGTAGAAAAGTACGGTTGTGCACCAGTTATTAACCACAAAACAGGCAATAGCATAGAAATATTGTCTAGAGCAGATGCAGAGCGCATCGCTAAACTAACACGTCGTAAAGGTTACGGCACAATGCTAAGATAATATGACAAAAGCAAGAACAATAAACGAAATAAGACAAACTAAAGAGTATTACACAGGTAACAGCAAGAATCAAGATCAAGAAGCCACTAAACAAATGGTAGAGATAGATCGTCAAGAGTGTGAACTTGATCCTGTTGAAGAAGCTAAAACACTAATAGTAGACAAGATAACTAAACACTTTCATGATGTAATGTTTGAAATGGTTAACAAAGAAATGAGTAAGTGCTACTTGTTTCAATCACAAAACTATCTAACTGAAGCGGGTTATGAGCTATTTGAAGATGAATACTTTGAATTCTACCACAATCATCACGGTGACATTATGTATGAAGTAATGCAAAATATTACAAACTAAATACGATTACTAACAGATAATATATATATGAAAACATTATATGACAAACTTAAACCAGAAATTAAAGCTAAACTCGAAGCTAACTACGCTGAAGGCTATGTTACAAGCATCGATATTATCTTTAAACAATTAAAAACCAACAATAGATATAGTGCATTAACTATTGACGACGTTAAAACTTTAAATACATTTAGCGATGTATCTTTAGTTGAAACTACTCAACTAGACTTAATGTATGGTGATCATCTATTTAATAACTAAACAATGACAGAAAAACAATATGAAAAAGCATTACAAGCACTAGGTGCTGAGAATGTAACTACAGAAAGGCAAAGAAAAAACGGCACTACAGCTTTCAAGCTACCAACAGGTCAAGTAGTATCAGAGCATAAATCAGGCTATATTAGAAGATACTTATACAAAGAAACAAAAGCTAACAGAGGTTACTTCGGTGACAGTACGTGTTATCAGCTAAACCCTACTTACGATATACCTCACAAAGCTATAGGCCAAAACGGTCAAAAATATGAAAGTACTAGCAAAGCTAGAATGAGGATATGGTCTAGAAAGTCAAGATTAAAAGCATTATTTTTATACACTACTAAAAAATTAAATTATGAGCTATAAAATACCATTACAAGGTGCAATGCCTGAAGAAAGAATGATTGAACTAGTTAAAAATCATTTAGAAATATCAGTGTCTCAAGATGTATCAGATTTCGATAATGTAGATTGTCACATATACAGTGAATCAACTGCAGATGGTTATGACGTATACATGTGTACCAACAATCCTAATCAACCTAGTATTTGTGAAGACGTATACTATTACGACAATGACCTATGTGATGCTTTTCAAGAGCAAATAAGGTATGGTGACAGAACATTTTACGTATGTGATAGTATATACGAAGACTGTTACTTTGATGATACACTGTTAGAACTATTTTCAGAATACGTTGAAGACATTGTAGAAAATGACGAACTAGATATTACAATAGAAGAAATTAATTATTTAAAGAAAGAATATGAGCTCGAAAACGAAGAAGCCGACAGCACCGAAGTGGTTTAAAGGCATGATATATACAAAAGGTGGTCAAGTTACAAACCCTTTTTCCGGTGAGTTCTATGAGCTAACTGGCTTAGAACTAAGCGTTTACGACTTTATTATAGGTTGTCAAATGGTTTTTGATAACGCACCAAGCACAATGACTAAAAAAAGAATTAACGAATTTGATAAAGCATTAAACTGGTTTAGGACTAATAATCCTCAAGCTTACTACGTGTTGTTAGATTAGTAGTAGTTTAGTTATCCACGTTCGCTCGTACTGTAAATAGTACGGGCTTTTCGTGGTATAACATATTACAAACTAAATACGAACACTAATAGATAATATTAACATGGATAAAAAACAAATGAACGAACTAGCTGACATTATTATAGCTAAGCTTGAAGTTAAACAACAGCAATGGGATGATGAATTCCACAATTCTGTGCAAGATCTTTATGGTAAAGAATCTAGCAAAGAAGCTTTTATTATGACTGAAGAACAAGCTTTAATAGGTGAGCTTGCAAGACTACAAACTCTGCTTATGATCTTTGAAAACAACGAAGAGTATGAAAAAGCAGCGATACTATTAAGTAAATTAAATGCAATTAAAACAAAATTAAGAAAAGGAGATTATGACGAAGATGAAGATTAAAGCTATGCTAGCGCATAAATACAATGAAGATAAAGCAGATTACCCTGCATTTATACAACCAAAACTAGATGGCGTACGTTGTTTATTCACGGCTAAAGGCGCATTCTCTCGTGCTAATAACCAGTTCATGAATGTAGAGCATATTGAACAAGCTTTAAAACCGTTCTTTGCAAAAAACCCTACAGCAATACTCGATGGCGAATTATACAACCACGGGCTAAAAGATGACTTTGAAAAAATCATCTCATTAGTTAAAAAGAAAAAACCAACAGATGCTGACAAAGCTGAAGCAGCTGAACTAGTACAATACCACATGTATGATGTAGCTAGTATGACAATAGCTACTTATGTAGACAGAAACTTATTTTTATTAGCTGAGCCATCATTTAGAAACAGCTCAATACTAGATGTAACACCTACTAGACTAGCAACTGACTTTGATGATGCACAAAGGTTTCATGCTAAAAACCTTAAACTAGGTTACGAAGGCTCTATATACAGAACACCATCAGGCAAGTATAAAGGTACAAGATCATGGGATCTTATGAAATTTAAAGACTTTCACGATGACGAAGCAGTTATCGTAGGCTATGAAACAGGTAAAGGTAAGCGACAAGGCACGCTCGGTAAGTTCATCATGCAAGATGACGAAGGCATAGAGTTCGGCTGTCCACCGGGCAAAGGATATGACTACAAGGATCTTGCAGGTATGCTCGATAACGTTCATGACTATATAGGTCAACGTGCTACCTTTACTTACTTTCAAAGAACTCAAGCAGGTTCTTACAGGCATCCACACTATAAATGTTTACGTAACTACGAATGAATATATTTTATTTACATAAAGACCCAGTTGTTGCTGCTAAGGTACAATACAACAAACACGTTGTTAAAATGATCTTAGAATCAGCCCAGATGCTTTGTACAGCACATCATCATTATGCTGAACAATATGAATATGACAATAGTTATATACCTTACAGAAAAGCTCATTACAATCATCCATCTACAATATGGACACGTGAAAGTGATGAGCATTACTTCTGGCTGTTTAATCATATGGTAGCACTAGGTAAAGAATATACTAAACGATACGGTAAAATACATTTATCAATCAACAAATGTTTCTTACCATTATACAAATTACCAAATGGTATACCAAGCAAAGGTTTTGAACAACCACCTCAGTGTATGCCTGACGAATTTAAAAACGAATGTAGTGTTAAAGCTTACTGGAACTACTACATAGGTGAAAAATACACAGTAGCTAATAAAGACGAGAAGATATATGAGAAAGCTGATATGGAAACTATACAACGAAAATATGATTAGTGAAGAAGTTGCTAACTTATTATTGGATAAATACTACGAATGAGACGCTACAAACACGAACTACAGAGATATTTAAAATACAAAAAGCATGTCTACTTAATTGAATTACACGTAGTTGAGTTACGTAATAAACTATGTAGACAAGCTTGTAAATACGGTAACGTTGATAAAGTTACTAGAGAATTATATTTAAAATATAACAAATATTTATATTTATTAAAACCTTAATATGGGACAATCAAAAAGAAATTTCGAAGAAATTGTATCTAGTTATAATGAACAATTTAAACAACACATAGAAAATGAATACTTAATGTATGCAAAGCTAGAGTGTGACATAAGCCCTATAAATAAAGAGTAGGAGGCTAATGTCATACGATAGAAATATAAAATATTTAAATGATAAAAGAATTATATACCGTACAACACCAACGGATAAACCAACTAAAGTTTATAGCTGGGGATTATATTACAAAGATGGTACTTACCAATGTTATGATTTATTTAGGTCTAAAGCTAAAATAAATACTTATAAATCTTTAAAATGGCATTTATTAGTATTGTGGTATTTAAACCCTGAGCTTAATCCAGATCAATTTAAAAAACTAACGTATGTTTTAACTACTAAAGAAAATGGTTTTACTACTTTCAGCATATCAGATAATGTTTTAGAAAAAATATTACACGATGTGTATATGTCTGATCTTGAAGAACCACCAACTAATAGATTAAGAAAAATAATTTTTAATACTATGTGTGGTTTAACAGCTAAAGAAAAGCTAAAAATAGTAGGAAAGTTATCTGGCAAAAACAAAAAAGTACAACAAGATGATCTATATCAGAGCATGTTAGACATAAACGATATGGGTGTTAAAATAACCATAAGTAATCTAGCTGAACTATTTAAATGTTCAAGTAGAACAATACATAGAAATATGGGCGAAGAGCTAAAAAGAGAAAAAGAATTATTAAATAAAGAAATTGAAAAAGTATAATATTAAAAATTATATAAGATATAAAGAAGATATAAAACTAGCTATTCAAAAAATACCAGTTAAAAACTTTGTTGATTATACTAATAAAGAACTAAAAATAATATTCTTACCTTTAGTAGAAAACGTTGCAAGAAAATTTTCAACCGCTCAAGAAGCTTCAGGTGTTATGTCTATAATGGATTTAATACAAGAAGGTAGTATACAACTTTGCAAAGCTGTTGATAAAATAGATAGAGAAAAGTTAGCCGATTCAGATGATGTAGCTAAAACTCTAAAATCATTTTTTGCAAAAAGAGTTAGAGGTGGAATACGTAGAGAAATAGATAGAAACAGAGCTCAAATGCGTATACCAGAGCATAAACTAAACGAGATAAGAAAAGACGGTGGTAAAGATAAAAAAATGGTTGCTATGTTTTTTAATTCAATGTTTTTAAGTATAGATAATAAACCTTACGAAGATGATGATATGATATATCAAATACCTGATAAATCAGATCCTTATAATGAAGACATGTTAAATGCTTACATAATGAGCTTATTAACTAAACATCTTGAATGGAAAGAAATGTTTACATTAGAAAAAAGCTATGGTTTAACAGGTCCTAAATGGTCTGCTAAAGAAATAGCTGATAAATTAGATATACACGGAGTATCATCTTATGTAAGAGTTTCAGAGTTAAAAAGACAAGCAGTCGACAAACTTATAGAAAATGTAGATCACTCGCAAGTGGTTGACTTTCTGTAAGTTACCTATGTAAAACAATAAATAAATACGTAATTATATATATATGACAATTAACGAAAAGTTAAGTAAAATCCAAGTTGAGTTTAAATCGAAGAAAAGTAGATTTAACTCATTCGGTAAGTACAATTTCCGTTCTGCCGAAGACATTCTCGAAGCAACAAAACCCTTTTTAAAGGAGTTAAACGTTACAGTTACAGTAGATGAAGAGCTAGTATCTTTTGACCCACCAGTTATGCAGGTTACTGCTAAAATATCTGATGGTAAAGATTCAATAAACTCTAAAGCTGTAGTAGGCGTTGACCTTGATCAAAAAGGTATGCAAATGCCACAGAGATATGGTGCTGCAAGTTCATACGGTAAAAAGTATGCGCTTGGTAATCTATTCTTGATTGATGACACTCAAGATTCAGATGCAACTAATACACACGGTAAAGCAACTGCCGCAAAACAAACAATGACTAAAGAGTCTTTAGCTAAAGCCAAAGAATACATTAATAAAGGCGGTAGCTTAAGTGCTATTAAAGCTAAGTACGTAGTCACAAAAAAGCATGAAGAAATGCTAACACTATGAAAAGAAAAGAAATAATAGATAAGCTTAGAATTGATGAGCATTACTATGGTAATTTTGGTAAACAGTATTTAAGTAACTCAGATATATCTACATTACTTAAAAACCCATTAGCTTTAAAAGAGCCTAGTAAATCAAATGTTCATTTTTTGATAGGAGGTTATTTTCACACTGCTATATTAGAACCAAACAAAATTAAGAATTTTAAAATTGTTGAGTCTAGTAGTAGGAACACTAAAGCATATAAAGAAATGTCTGGTGGTGAAATGTGCTTACTGCAACATGAAGTAGATAAGACTGAAGCTCTAGTTCAAAAGCTTATGGATAACAAAGTCTGCAGAGACCTCATCTCAGAAGAAAAAGGAGAATATGAAGTACCTGCTATTACCGAGCTCTACGGTCAAATGTGGAAAGGTAAAGCTGACATTGTTAACCACAATGAAAAATTAATAATAGATCTTAAAACAACTTCTGATCTTGATAACTTTAAATGGAACGCTAAGAAATATAATTATGATTCTCAAGCATACATTTACAGTAAGTTATTTGGTTATGAGTTCGTGTTTATAGCAATAGACAAAAATTCAGGTCAAATAGGTTTATTCGACTGTTCAACTAACTTTTATAAGTCAGGTGAGTTAAAGGTTGAAAAAGCATCAGAAGCATACGATTTATTTTATAACACAGAGGGATTTGACCCTCACCAATATTTTATAAACCAAACCTTATAATATGGCAGGAATAATAAAAGCAAGCATTAACTTAAATGCAATAGACAAATCAAAAATAATTGAAGGTAAAAAAGGTAAATACTTACCTGTAACCATTACCATCAATGACGAACCAGACCAGTTCGGTAATCAAGGGCCAATATGTATGGACCAAACCAAAGAGGAAAGAGAAGCTAAAACACCAAAGCAATACTTAGGTAATGTTAAAGTTGTTTGGACTAACGGAACTTTCCCTGATAAAATACCATATGAAGCAAACGGTCAAGCTCCACAACAAACTAAACAACCAGCAAAAGTAGAGGACGATCTACCATTTTAATTAAATCAAATGCAAGTCGAACAAACAGAGATCAATGGTTTTCAAATTGAAAACTTTAATCAGCACGGCTTAGAAGCAGGAAAACCGCAGGGGACTTGTCCCCTGTGTTCTTCTTCTAGGAAACCTGAGAATAGAAAAGCAAAGTGTGCTAGCTATGATTGGGAGCGTGGTCTCGGTACTTGCCATAACTGTGATAGCAGTTTTCAATTACACACATACAAACGTAAAGGTAAAGCTGAACGTGACTATGTTATACCTGAAATTAAAAAGGTTGATCTTGTAGTTGATAAAACGTTAGAATGGTTTAAGACTAGAGGAATATCTAAGGATACACTAGATGAATTAAAAGTTAGTGTTGGTAAAGAATACATGCCTCAAACCGGCAAAGCCGAGAATACTATACAGTTTAATTATTACGTAGGTGGACAACTTACTAATGTTAAATACAGAGATGGTAGAAAAAACTTTAAGCTTTACAAAGGAGCTGAAAAAGTATTTTATAACATAGATAATATTGTAGGCCATGATTACTGTGTAATTGTCGAAGGTGAGATGGATGTCTTAGCCTTACATGAAGCGGGAATTACAAATGCAATATCAGTTCCAAATGGAGCTACACTGAATACGAACAATCTAGACTATTTAGATAACTGTATTGATTATTTTGACGATATGTCTAAGATAATCATTGCGGTTGATTCAGATGCACCAGGACAAGCTTTACAGACTGAATTAATACGTAGGCTTGGAGCTGAGACCTGTTATATAACTACGTTTGATGATTGTAAAGACGCTAACGAGTACTTAATAAAGTATTCAGCTAAAGAGCTATTGTCACGTGTTACAAACGCAAAGCCTGTACCTCTTGAAAACGTTACAACGTTTAGAGATATCGAAGATGAAATTACAGACTTTGTTCGTAATGGATTTAAAAAAGGTTTTCAAATAGGTTTAGAAAACTTTGATAATATATTTTCTACGTATACTAAACAATTTATAACAGTCACAGGTATACCTAGTTCAGGTAAGTCAGACTTTGTAGATCAAATGGTTGTAGGTTATAATAAAGAATATCAATGGAAAACAGCATTTGCTTCACCTGAAAACGCACCAACATATTTACACGCACATAAGTTAATGCGTAAAGTATGGGGTGATATGCCTGACAAAGGAGATATTGGTGGAGATAAATGGAATCAAGTAGCTGAACATGTTAATGATAACTTTTTCTTTATTGATATGGAACGTTATACATTGGAATCTGTATTACGTAAAGGAGCTGAGCTTGTTAAACGTAAAGGTATTAAATGCCTTGTTATAGATCCATTTAATAAGGTTAGAGACGTTGACTGTACAACAGAGGATGTTAACCGTTACACAATGGAATATCTAACTAAGATCGAAACCTTTGCTAAGAAATATGACGTGCTAGTATTTATAGTGGCTCATCCAACTAAAATGTATAAAACGCAAGATGGAAAAATTGAAGAACCAACTATGTATAATATTAAAGGCGGCGGCGAATGGTACGATGCTAGTTATCACGGGCTTCTCGTCCATAGGGATTATGAGCTTAAGACAACTAAAGTTAAAGTTCTTAAGTGTAAGTTTCAAAACCTTGGTGAAAACGGTGCTGAAGCATTTTTTAAGTGGGAACCACGCTCAGGATGCTTTATTCCGGAGGTAGTGCCAGAGCTTGAAGAGAAAATGCCATGGGAATAAATGCTACCTAAAAAAGTAGAATGGAAACATCCTATGTGGAATAGAGAAAACACTATAGCATATCAATGGTGTATAAAACATGGTATTAAAATATACTCCGTGCCTTGCAGTAAGGGTTTTGGTAACAAGACTTGTTGGATAGAGGTAAATATAAACGGAAGAAAACAGTTAAGTCCAAAGACTTATGGTCCAACAGAATTATGGCCAAAAGTTATGGAACTATATAAATTTTATTATGACAAAAACATTCGCAAATAAATTTACAAACGCAGATGAAGCTTTTCAGTATTGGTATCAATGTATAGAAAAATACGGTACTGAATTTGCAGGTACTAAAGCTTTGTTTAATATAGGTTTTCAAATGGATAAACCTAATGAAAACCACATAAGACCAAGTTGGCGTAAGTGGAATCATGATTATGCAGAAGCTGAATGGCAATGGTATCTATCTGGTGATCGTAATGTAGAAGCGCTAGGTAAACTATATGGAAAAGTGCCTAGTATATGGAAACGTATGGCTGATAAAAAAGGTGAAGTGCACTCTAACTATGGTTATCAGTGGAAACGTAACGAACAATTAGATAAAGTTATAGCTTTATTAAAGAGAGATCCAGAAACCAGACAAGCAGCAATATCAATATATGATGGTAAAGAAATAAATACTTATTGGAAAGATACGCCTTGTACTTATGCAGTTCAATTCACAGTTGTAAAAGATCATTTAAATATGGCTGTTACAATGCGATCTAATGACCTCTGGTACGGCTTCTGTAACGATCAATATTGTTTTGCACAATTACAAAAATTAGTTGCAGAAAAAACAGGATATGAATTAGGTTCTTATTTCCATTTTGCACATAACTTACATTTGTATAAAAAAGATTTAGACAAATACTTACCGCAACGTCCTGATAATCTTATGCAAAGAAAAGCTGACCATTATGGATAAAGAAACAACATATTATTTATACCATATACCGGGTAAAAAAATAGGTGTAACGCGTGATCTTATAGATAGGGTTACAAACCAACAAGGCTATGCCTTAGACGAAGTAGAAGTTCTAGAACAAAGTAAAGATATTGATTATATATCTGACCGCGAGTTAGAACTTCAATTGTCTTATGGCTACAGAGTTGATAGACAAAAGTATAAAGACTTATACATTAATAAACCAAAAAACCAAATAATGAATATAAACGCAACAGAACAAACCTCAACATTTCCAGTACCTTTAAATAAGTTAAAAGGTAGACTAATGGATGAATTAGGTAAAACGTGGGAAACTACTCATGGTCAGTTTAAAATATCACCAAGAACGATAGACTGGATTATGAAAAATGCTAAAACGTCAATGTACACCACTGAAAGAACTTATATATATAATAAAGCTTTCGCAAAAGAAATGTTAGTCGAAAACTTACAAGAGTACGCTAACATGCTAGACAAAAGAGTTAAGCAGACTAATGGTAAAGGAATGACTTGGAATAAAAGCTATTTAAAAACAGACAATAGGTTCCAGTTAATAAGAGACTGGGCTGGTGAACGTGGTCTTTATTCTAAAGGCGATACTAAAACTCAATTTTGTAAACTAATGGAAGAAGCTGGAGAACTTGGTAGAGCAGTATTAAAAAACGATCAAGCAGAGTTTGAAGATGCTATTGGCGATATGGTTGTTGTATTAACTAACCTAGCTCATTTAGGTGGAACAACAATTGAAGACTGTATTGACTCAGCATACAAAGTTATATCAAAAAGAACTGGTAAAATGGTTAACGGAACATTTGTAAAAGATGATAAGTAAAGAGATAAAATTTAGAGATCCTGTTGTTGAAACAGTTGTAGATAAGTTTGTAGGTCGATCAGACGTAGGCTTTAAAAAATATGGCCAAACATTAGATTCAGAACGTAAGACTGGAGTTAAAGATCTAGCAGGTTATTTAAACGATGTGCAAGAAGAACTAATGGATGCAATATTATATATTCAGGCAGCTAAAGATGAGTTGGCTGAAGCTAAAGACAAAGTCTATGGCAACAGTGTTAACGGTTTACCATACTATGTCTCGGATATTGCGTCGTAAAAAACGCGGTCCAGTTAGAGCTAAGAAAAAAGTTGTAGATGGTATAGAGTTTAAGTCAGGACTAGAAGCATATATGTATAAAGCTTTGAAAGAAGCTGGTATACAAGCTGAGTACGAAGGGGTAAAATACGAACTTACCCCTTCATTTGACTTTAATAATAAAAGTTATGAACGACAAGGAAATGGAAAAGGCGAGTACAAAGATCGCGGAGGCAAGAAAATACTTAAGATCTCTTACACACCTGATTTTACAGGAACAGGATTCATCATTGAGTGTAAAGGAAGGGCAAACGAATCTTTTCCTATACGTTGGAAATTATTTAAGAAATATGTCAGCGAACGACTTCATAGCGTTACTCTATATAAACCACAAAATCAAAAAGAATGCGACGAAACCGTGAGCCTAATTCTTGGGAAAAAAAAGATATAGCAAGAAGAAAATACGCTGAACGTCAATTAGAAAAGTTTATAAAATGGAGCGTTGAAAGTAAAGGTTATTTAAAATATAAAGAATTAATAGAGTATGAAAGAAAGTACTTTGCTAGAAATGCAAAATAAAATTAACGCTATGACAAGAGTGTTACAGCAATTAATAAATGAAAATACGCAGTTAAGAGATTTATCTGTTGGATCTTTAGAGATAATAAAACTTTTGCCTGGATATGATGAAGCATTAGAATCTTTAAAAGATAGTGTAACTAAAAAAGAGAAAGAGAAAGATGGAGATATCAAATCAGATACTAAGTGAGATAACAGTATACATGAAGTATGCTAAATATATACCAGAATTAAACCGAAGAGAAAGTTGGCATGAGCTTGTAACTAGAAACAAGGAAATGCATCAAAAAAAATATCCAGAATTAAAAGATGAAATTGAAAAAGTATATATCGATGTCTACAATAAAAAAGTTTTACCATCTATGCGGTCGCTTCAATTCGGAGGTAAGCCGATTGAAATATCACCTAACCGTGTCTATAACTGCGCTTATTTACCTATTGATCATGTTGATTCTTTTAATGAAGTAATGTTTTTACTACTTGGTGGAACAGGCGTAGGTTACTCAGTACAGCAGCACCACGTTGCTAAACTACCTCCAGTTAATAAACCTTATAGTAAAAGAACTAGAAGATTTTTAATAGGTGACTCAATAGAAGGTTGGGCTGACGCTATTAAAGTATTAATGAAATCATATCTTGGTGACAAAAGAAGTTCACGTATAGAGTTTGATTACTCTGATATACGCCCTAAAGGTGCGATGTTAGTAACGTCTGGTGGTAAAGCACCTGGACCTCAACCACTTAAAGAATGTATAGTAAAGATAACAGGAGTCTTAGACTCAAAGGAGGATGGAGATACGATCTCCACTATAGAAGTACACGATATAGTTTGCCATATTGCAGACGCCGTTTTAGCTGGTGGGATTCGACGAGCAGCATTGATCAGTCTGTTTTCAGCAGACGACGATCAAATGATAAGTTGTAAGTCAGGTGACTGGTGGGAAACTAATCCACAACGTGGTCGTGCTAATAACTCTGCTGTTTTAATGAGACATAAAATAACTAAACAATTTTTTATGGATTTATGGAAACGTGTAGAACTTAGTAATGCTGGTGAACCTGGTATATATTTTAACAATGATAAAGACTGGGGTACAAACCCTTGTTGTGAAATAGCTTTACGTCCATATCAGTTTTGTAACCTGTGTGAAGTAAATGCTAGTGATATAGAATCACAAGAAGATTTAAACGATAGAGTGAAATCAGCTGCGTTTATAGGAACATTACAAGCAGGTTATACTGACTTTCATTATTTAAGAGATGTATGGAGAGAAACAACAGAAAAAGACGCTCTGATAGGGGTTTCAATGACTGGAATAGGGAGTGGAACAGTCCTAGGATACGACATGACGAAAGCCGCTCAATTAGTAAAAAGAGAAAACACGAGAATAGCAAAGGCAATTGGAATTAATCCAGCTGCACGATGTACAACTGTAAAGCCTGCTGGGACAACATCTCTGGCATTAGGAACCTCATCTGGTATTCATGCATGGCATAATGATTATTATGTACGTAGAGTAAGAGTTGGTAAAAATGAAAGTATATATAAATACTTAGTTGAAAACCATCCTGAATTAATAGAAGATGAGTTTTTTAGACCTCATGACACCGCTGTAATTAGTATACCACAAAAAGCTCCAACTGGCGCGATACTTAGAACTGAATCACCATTTCAATTACTTGAACGTATAAAAAAAGTAGCTACAGAGTGGGTTCAGCCTGGTCATAGAAAAGGATCTAACACTCATAACGTTTCTGCTACAGTTAGTTTAAAAACTGAAGAGTGGGAAGATGCAGGAGAATGGATGTGGGAAAACAGAAAACATTACAACGGGTTATCTGTACTACCTTATGATGGTGGATCATATACTCAAGCTCCTTTCGAGGATATTGACGAAGGAACTTATATAAATAAGTTACAGCACTTAACTAACATAAATTTATTAAATGTTATCGAAACTGAAGACAACACTGATCTTAGTGGTGAGCTTGCTTGTGCTGGTGGTGCTTGCGAAATTACTTAACTTTTAAAACTTACATTATGTGCGAATTATGTCAAGGTCTTTGCGGAGGCTGCTAAATAATAAAAGGGGAATCACAAATTGCGGTTCCCCTTTTTATCTTTTCTATATATTCTATAAAGAATATACGAATAACCAAATGGTAGTATACCACTAGCAGTTGCTACCGATTTAAATAATAAGTCCATTGTAAGTCCATATTTGACCCTATGGTAGGGTTTGTTGTTATAGATGCAAAACTACTAGCATCCTGTGTAAATGTACTTGTATTTGAACAGTCTTTAAACATATTAATTAAAGTCATGTTACAATTATGTTTAACTTCCCAGTTAATAAAACTTAAATCACCGTTAGTGTAACTTGTAGCATCTGCTATATTGTCTAACTCAACATCTTTTCCTAGTGCAAAACCTTGTACTAAAACGTTGCTACAAATTCCTGTAGCACCTTTTCTAAAATCAGCAACTTCACCATCAATACCTAAAGCGTTACAGTTTTCTGTAGCGCCAATAACTGTTATACTATCTAATGTAAAAGAACCAGTATTAGATCCTTCAGGACCATCTATTTCTAAAGCGTGATCTGAAACGTTTGTCAACACCACCATTGCGTTAGATATTGTTCCTGAGTACCCTTGGTCGATATCTATACCATCATCTCCTTGTCCCCATACTAATAAGTTAGTAGCGTTAACTGTACCACCAAAAAATTCAATTCCATCATCTACATTGTCAACTACTTCTATATTATCTATAACAGTACCTCTACCTACAGCACCAAGCGTTAATCCATTAATTTCATTTCCTTCTCCTATTTCAGCTCCACCATGTCGTATAGATACATATTTAAATATACCTGAGTTATCATTATCGTTGTTACCTCCATACAAACCAATTTGATCACTAGCTGGTATACCATCTATTTGAAATTCAGTTACATTACCTGTAAAAGATCCTGTTGCTTCACCTAATATTATAACTCCACCCCACATACCTCTTGTACCTACAGAAACTTCTGACATAGAAGTAAATATTATAGGTTCTTCTTTAGTTCCTAATGCCATTATTTTAGATCCTTTAGCTATAATTAAAGTTGAAGCACTACTACCTGTTCCAGGCGCAGCTTTAATTAAAGTTCCAGGTTCTATAGTAAGTGTAGCACCTTCCGAAACAGAAACTCTATTGTGTAACTCCCATATAGTATCTTTACTTAAAGTTTTATTACTTGTTATTCTTCCATGTAATTGATGAGGTTCATATGTTTTTAACTCTACCGGCTCTGGTTTATCGCAGCTAACTAGAAGCGATAATCCAATTAATAATTTTAATATTTTCATACTAGCAGTATTACCTAGTACATAGTAAATCTCCTTAAGATAAAGTTAACTTTACACTAATAAAAAAAGAGGGATCTTTCGATCCCCCTTGGGTTACAGGAACTTTGGGTATGGTGCCCAGTTTTTTTTGTTCCTTATTTCTTTTCTTTATTATTATTGCAAAACTTTCTAGCAGCTTCAACACTTCCAAAACCCCATTTTTTTAAAGCTCTAGCTTTTCTAGTAGGTTCACCATTAGGTTTTTTCATAGGTCCTTTCATACCTGCAAACCTACAAGCAAAAGATACTCTACGCTTACCTTTACCACTAGTTTGTCTTGATCCTAATGTTTTGCCAGTTTCTTTCTTATACTTAGACCGCATTTTACGGTTTGATTTTTCATAGCTAGCATCATCCATTATTTCTTCTTTTTACCTATTTTAACACAGTTGTTTACCATTAAAGGATTACCATTTTTATCTTTCTTACCGCTTGGAGATGGTTTTTTACCATCAGCTCTATAACCTTTCCAGCAAGTATCAGCTTTTCTTTTTTTACCTCTTTTTGTTGCCATCTCTATTTTGTTTAGTCATTTCTTTACACCATTCTCTAAGCTCTTGTATTTCATCTTCAAGATCTTTTATATGGTTTGTTTGCCATTGTTGTTTTAAATCATATTCTATTCTATCTATAACAGCCTTAGGCATTTTTTTAGCTTCTTCTATATCACTTTGTAGAGTGAAGTACATTCCCATGAATGACGATGTTACTACTATTATACTAACAATAGTTTTTAAATCTAATCTAAATTCGGTGCTTTCTCCTATTTTCATTTTTTCATTAGCTCTATAAGTTTTGCTACTCTATCTTTTTCGTATCTTAATGCACGAATCTGTTTCTTGCTTAAACCTAAACTATCTAAAATTTCAACTTGTCTAGGTTTTTTTAATTTTTTATACTTAGTAACTTCTTTTTGCTTGTTTTCTACATCTATGTCTTTTTGTGTTAATAGTTTTTTAGGCGAATATTGACCTTCATTATCTCTCTTAGCTTTCATTCTCTTTCTATAAGCTGACTTAGCTTCTTTTTGAGAATCTATATATTCTTTTCTTTCTTCAGTAGAATTAAGCTGATAATCTTTCCAACCTAATAAAAGAGATATTCTTTTCCAAGTTTGCTGTTCATCTTCTAAAGCACTTCTAACATTTTCTGATTTACTTATTAGTCTATCAACAGGAACGTTAGTCAGTCCTGATATAACATATGCAGCTGATTTATAAGCAGGATCATCTATACTCCATTTAGCTTCATCATGTTTATAACCTTCGTACTTCCAAGTTAAACCAGCTTGTCTAAGCTTACTTAGTTTTATATCTATAGGAGGAGAAAAGTTTAACATTTCATTTGCAGCGTCTTCGTAGTTAGGACCTGGAAAAGTACCTTCTTTTTTAGACTCTTTGTATACTTTTCTACCAACTGATATTAATGTAGATAAAGCAACTCCATATATACCTGTACCATTTAACACCGTATTTAACATACCATTGGCTACATTTAAATATCTTTCGTTTTCACTTTCTTCTTCCTCTTCTTCATTAAAAGCTAATGCGAATAAACCTTGTTGTAAGGCTGAAAATATCATACTTTGTACAGCCATATAATAAGTAACTCTTGATATGTTACTCACATCACTTTGGAACTGTGTCATTCCTTTACGCTTTCTTCTGTTTATCAAATCTAAGAAAGATTTTTTACCTAACCTATTCATTTGCATAGGTGTATTTTGAAAAGCTAATATTAACCTACCTAAAGTACTCGCTTGTTGTTGTGACACTCTATCTGGACGAGATGATTGCTGTGACTCTTCTGCTATTTCTCTAAATTCTAAAAACGCTTGTTTTTTAGCATCAGCCTCACTCATACCTTCCTTCATTAAAGCATTTATTCTATTCCTATAAAATGTAGCACCACCTGATGCAATAGCAAAACTATCTGCAAATTGTGTTGGTAAGTAACCTTTAGAAAGTATATAAGCTATAGCTGCTTTAGCTTTATTTTTACTTGTAGCTGCAGCATCTGCTATTTCAGATTCACTCACGTTTAATTTTAACCCATTACGTCTTTCAACCAAAAACTCAGAGTTCATTAACTCAGAAAAATCTTTCCAATATTGAGTTTGATTAGCAAAAGCTTTACCAGCATTATATATATTATTACTACCAAAGTCGATAAAGTTAACAGCTGATATAGTCTGAAGTAAAGCTGATCTCATGTTAAAAAACATAACTGTACCAACAGAATTATTAATATAATCTAACAATCTATTTTCTATTTTACCCATTTTGTTAGATCTGTTTCTACCAGACTTCATCCTAGAAATCATATCTTCCATAGCGTCTCTCCAGTTAGTACCAAAAGCAGCTTCCATCTTGTTAAGATTTTTAGGTGAAAATATTAAATCAATATTATCTTGCCATTCTTGTAAGTACTTACTTCTTTTACCTGTTCTAAGACCGTCTAATAAATCAGTTGATATAGTACCTGCTAACCAATTGGCTGTTGGCGCGGCGTAACCGTCACCTTTGTTTATGTCAATTAAGTTTTGAGCAAAAACATCTATAGCTTGGTTTTTCTTAGCAAAGGCTAACACTTGTTTTAAATCTGCTTTAGATATTCCTGGTATATCCATACCTTGTTTGTTCCACGCTAATATTCTAGCTACATCAGAGTGAGTGAATTCACCAAATGCTATTTTATTTAAGTTCTTAGGTATTAAACCCTCTTTAATTAGCTGCTCTTTTAAAACTTTAAAGTCATTGATCATTCTATTTTGATCACGAGATAAGTTTTCCATAGCTCTACCGTAAGGTTCAATTAAATGCTTATTGAAAAAGTCCATTTGCATGTTACCTATTTCACCTTTGCCTAACATAGAATATAATAAACCTACAAAATCCTCTGCAGAAGGTGGAATAAATAGTTTAAACTTACCTTTTTTTCTACCTACAAGTCTTGCTTTAACATCTGAATATTCTTTTTCAGATTTTATACCAGTTTTGTGTTCTATAATATCATTTACAGTTTGATCTACGGTTTTACTAAATTTAATTTTAGCTTGTTGCACTGCTGACTTAACATCTATAACACTTAAAGCATCTTTAACCGCTTGCACGTTTTGTATAGCATCATCTGCAAAATAAAAATCATTATAACCCTCAGCAGCTTTATTAACTACCCAGTTAGCTTTAGCAGCACCTGTAGAGTTACCTAGACCAGTTATATTTTTTAAAGGTATATTAAGACCTAAACTATCTAAAAACTCTTTAATTGCAGCTTGTGACTCAGGAGCTCTTGCTGTTAGCACAAAAACATCTTCTGTTCCTCTAGCTGCTTGTATTTTTTTAGCAACGTCTAATAATGGACCTGGCTTACCATCTCTAACTATATTGAAGTCACTAAAGTCAAACTCACCTCCTTCATTTAATATCTCTCCACCTCGTTCTGCAAATTCCTCAGCCGTTAATGTACCTTTAGTTCCATCAGGCATAGTATAAAATACATTACTTTTTGTTCTTGCTAAAGTATCGTCAAAGTCGAACACTCTTATTTTTTTAACAGGAGCGTTAGGATCTCTAGCTATATCTAAAGCTTTATCCATCATATTAGCTTGCTCTATAGTCTGTTTATTAGTTTTAGTTTTAGAAAAAGGAGTAACACCACTATTTGATTGAGATTTCTCATTAGCTTGAGTTGCTTCGTGTTGAGATTTTGCTAAAGCCAAGTGAGGTTTTAATATTTCATTTGCTATTTTAGAAGTAATTTGTCCATCAAATATTTCAAATAATAATTGTTGTTGAATTTTTATAATACCAGGTGTTTGTAAATCTTTACTTACTTCTAAACCAAATTCTTTAGCTATTGAATTACCATTAGACAATATAATAACATTAGGATTTATACCAGTGTGTTGATCACCATTTTCATCTATTCTAACTTGACTATTTACATTAGAGTTAAAATATCTTATCCATACTGGTTTTAATCCTAACAATACGTCTGCTACATATTGAGAAGGAATATTTTTAATATAATCAAATTTAATTCCATCCGGTCCAACACCTTTTAACATGCCGTCGTAAACTTTAGGTAAAGCTCCTTGAAAAAACGATTCTAAGGCTGGATCTATATATTGTTCTACATTATCTTGTGCCATTCTGTTTAATAAAAATTTCATTAAATCAGATGCAGGTTCTGTATGTTCTTCTACGTTTTTTAAATTAAGAGTATTTCCAAATTCTATAATTGAACCTGTTCTCCCAAAGTGATTTTGAGAACCACTAGTAGAAGATAAAAGCCCTGCTACAACAGGTAAGAATTTAGCTTTATCAAACTGAACAGCGTCATTTAAAGACATGATTAATTCTTTAAAACCATCTCTTTTATTAATTTGCTCTTGCGTAAACTTAGGAGTACCTAACTCTCTTTGCATTTTAGCACTATAACCTTGTCTCTTAACAGCTTCTTTTATATTTTTACTAGTTTCTACACCTTTGTCATCTATCTTAGTTTCTAAAGCAAAAGTATTTCCTCTTTTTTTAGCTTCTGCTATAGCGTTTTTTACTTGAAGAGCGTTAGCGAATAAAAACGTTCCTACAGGAGCGATTTTTAATTGAACTGATTTTTTAACAAAATCTTCATCTGAGTTTAATATTGTAGATCCATCAATTAATTTATATTCTCTAAGGGTTTCTGTAGGTTTATTTAATAATCCATTTTTTTGTAAACGTTTTTTAACTTTAACACTTAGTGGAGTTCCAAGATTTACATTATCTCCACCATTAGATAATGTTCCAGCCGTTAAAGCTGATTCAGGTAGGAAATTTATTAATGCACTGTTTTTATCAAAAAATATTTTATCTATAAGTTCTTTTTTACCCTCAGGAGTGTTTGCATCTATAGCGTCAAGATCATAGTTAGTTACTATTTCTTTAAAGTCCGCTTGCTCAGCTAGTAGTTGTGGACCAGGGTCGGCTTGAAACAAGTATGCTGTTTTAGCAATAGCTTTACTTTTAGCCTTTGGTAATTTAATTTTAATTTTACCACTATCTTCTACTATTCCCAATAAAGTGTTAGAATATAAGTTTAAGACTTCTTGTACGTTTTGATTTTTAGAAGATATATAACTTTTAATCAATTCACTTAAATCTTTTCCGTTTTCTATTTTATTAATAATGTTTGAACCTTGTAAAAACTGTTCTAAGTTATTGATTTCATTTAAAACCTCGTACTGTTGTAGATTAGTTTTATTTGTTTTACTAAATTTAGAACCAGGCACTCTATCAATATTCTTACCTACAACCGCTGTGTAATTCTCAGCTTGTCTTAATCCTTGTAACTCATAAATATCTTTAATTCTGTTTTGCACAGCTGGATCTTCTAAAACCTCCATAGTAGCGTCAAACGCTAACTCTTGAGCTATAGCACCTGCTAACGCATCTTTTCTAGTTCCTTTAGTCGATGCTCCTACGTTTGAGCCTAGAAAATAATCCATAAACTCTGATCTCTTAACGTCTTTCTTTCTAAATAAAGGATTATTATCTGGTCTAGCTTGTTTACCTGTGGCTGGATCAATTAATGGCTCTACAAACTGTCTAAATCGTTTGTTAGCGGTTGATTGTGATATAGCATTAAACACTGTTTGAAAGTTTTCACTTAAGAAAGTTTCATAATTAGCTCTAGTACCTATAAACTTTTTTATCTCCTTAAACAATTCTTTGTCAAAAGCTTTTTTAAGATCTTCTCTAAACTTTTTATTGCTTACCTCAGGTAATTTAGTTCCAAGAACTTTACGCACAGAGTCTAAAACCTTATTATATATAGGTCCACCTTTCTCTATACCTAATTTAGTTCTCATGTTATCTATAGTATCCTCTACTATATTAGCATCAATTCCAGCTTCGATATTAGTATCATCTGCAATAGTTTCTCCTATAGTTCTACCTTCTTCACCTAGCTTTTGATCTGTAGATACTTGTACGCCTGGTTTCTTAGCCTTTTCCCTCTTAGCTTTGTTAGTTACATCACCTACACGTCTGCCAATATAAGAGTTCATCCAAGCAAATAAACTGTCATTTTTACTAGGGTCAAAACTCATTAAGTGATCAGCTAGCTTATCTCTAGTTTCTTGTATAATATTCTCTCTACTCTTGTCGTATATAGTTTGACCAGTAGCCATTTTATCTATAATGAGTCCATCAAACTTGCCTTGACTAATAGCTGTATACACTTTGCTAAATGCTCTATCTTTATCTTGAAGAAACTCGGCTTTAGTCATTTTATATTTGCCATCTGGACCTTTAGGACCTGGAGCTTCATTGGTTAAGTCTGTTAGCTCTGATCTTTCAGCTTTAGTTAAAGATAGTTTACTTTTACTAACAGGTTTAGAATCTTTTTTAATTGTTTTCTTTTTACGAGATATTTCAGCAGTACCTTCAGCTATTGATTTAGTTAAACCACTTAGCTCACCTGTTTCAAAAGAATTATTATAACTAGTAATCATGTCAAATACATCTTTACCAGTTTTTATTTGTCCTGATCCATCATTAAATTTCTGAAACCTACCAAACATCTTATTGTACAAAGTTCTATCTGCTTCTAAATTATTCTGTCTCATAAAATCACTAAGCCTAGCTAAGCTTTCTTCAGCTACTAAAGTGGGGTTAGATAAATCACCTTTTGAGTCATACTCTCCATATAATTCTTTAGTTTCTAAAAAGTTTTGATATGCTTCTTTATAGTTTTTCTTAACATATGACTCAAGATCTTGAACTAAACCTACAGCATCAGGATTGTTTTCCATAAATTGCTTAAACAACGTATGGTGACCTATTTCATGAGATTGTACTGTAGAATTATTTCTGTTTAAAGCAAAAGTTATAGGTAGATTTATATTTTTAGTACCTTTACTACCGTCTTCGTTTGTAACTTCAATAGTTAGATTATCACCAAAAGCCATACCATTAACAGTTGCATCGCCTCTTGAAGCTTTGTCAGCTACTTCAAACTGCTGCTTCATTAATTCTTTTACTTGTAGCTTTTCTGAATCGTTTAAATCAGTTCTACTATCTACATATTCTAAACCTGCATCTAGAGCTTGTTTGTTGTTGTCACCAACAACCATTTCTACATTACCTAAAGTACCGTTTTTAGCTCTATAAGCATCAGCAAACTTTTTAGCTCTACCCTTATCAGCACTCCACTCTGCATTACTTAAAGTAAAATTCTTAACTGCTTCAACGGCCTTTAGTTCAATTAGCTGTTTGTTTATAAGATCAGCTGCTGTTTTTTCGTCAAGATTTTTATCACTGTTTATTTTATCTATTTCAGATCTTATCTTGTGCTCAGCATTGAAACCATTTATTAGTCTTTGTCTATCTTCTTTAGTTAAAGACATTATTTCAGATCTAACTTTTTCTTGATCAGCTAATTGTTCTTTTGCTAGATCATGCATTTGTTTCTCTACTAAAGCCTTAGACTTAACTATAGCATCATGAGCTCCTGTTTTAGGCGTTAAACCAGCTAATTGCGTTTCATAACCTTTTATGGTATTACTTAATCTTAATATCTCTTTTCCTCTTTCTGCTATTTTAGCATTTCTATCAGGACCTCTAAAAGCTTGATATGTTTGTGCGACTAAACCAGGTGATTGCATAGTGCCAGACATTACTAAACCAGAAACCATAGATTCAGTAAAACCATCTAGCATAGATACGTCTTTATTGCCTAGTATATATATCTCAGCAGCATTTTGAGATAGAGTAACAGCTCCTTCACCAAACGCTTCACCTGGAACACCTTTGACAAAATCTTTAGCACCTTCTTTTAAGTTTAACCATCGTTGATTAATCTTATTAGATATTGGCGAACCTTTTTTAGCCACTTTGCTTAAGTCAAAAGCTTTTCTTAAATTTTTAGCACCTAGTTTAAAGTTGCCTAAAGTTATTTTTTCACTTGCATATTCAGCTATACCATAAATTCCAGCTGTACCATAAAATTGTAAAGCATTTATTTCTTCTGGTTGAATTTTATAAGTTTCATCATCACCTAAAGGATTAAAGCCAAACTCTTTTTTGAAATCTTGTATATATTTCATTTCGTTTAAGTTCCACTTTTCACCTTCCATACGCTTTTTCATATCGTACATTTGGTTACCACTTTCACTTAGTGCAGAAAGCACTAGACCACCACCGCCAGGAACTACTATTGATAAACCAGTGTTAAGTAATTGACCAGTTAGCATTTCAGTACCCCATCTCATACCGGCTTTAATACCATCTATTTCATCAAATCTTGCAGCAGGTCTATTTCTATTCAATAACTCTTCACCAAACTCAGAAGATTTTTTAAGCAAGTCATCAGCGGTTTCATCTGCAAAGTTAGCAACATCCATAGCTAAGTTTACAGCATCACCTCCAGTTTCTCCAAACACATCATATGAAAAGTCGCTTATAGCTTTTACAGTGTCATCATCTTTTAAGTCAAATCCAACGTGTTCTAAAACATTTAAAGGATTTGAAACTTCATTTAAAACAGCGCCTAGACCAGTAACTATTCTTACAGCGCTATTAGCAAGAATATTTTCATGGATTTCTAAAACGTTATATGTTTTTTGAGTTTTATCTATTATAGCTTGAGCATTATTTCCTTCAAACTGTATATTTCCTAAAAACTCCATATCAGCTTTTATATTTTTTTCAGCTAATATTACACTATTTTTTATGCTATTAAACTGATCAACGTCTTTTTGAGTTGCGTTAGGATCATTTTCTATTTTCTTTTTTAAATCATTTAATTTCGCGGCTTGAGCCAATATATTAACAGATTGCCCCTCGATGTTGTTGAGTATAACATTGGCTTCGTAATCACTGGTTTTGTTACTTAATTCTAATAGTCTTCCTAGATCTTTTTTATTTTTTTGATAATCTTCCCTAGAGTTTTCCATTCCTAAAACCTCATCAGCAGTAGTGTTAAAAAGTTTTTCAGCAATCTTCTTTTGTATAATAAACTGAGGAGCACTAGAGACAAGATTAACCACGTTGTTCCAAGCACCAACTCCTTGTTTATCTTCAAAAGTTTCTAAGGCTTCATCTATTGTATCTCTAACTTTTTTTGAATCAAGTTTTTCTTCAGATATTAAAGAAGTAGCAGACATTCTACTTGTTAAATCTAATAATTCAGGGCTTATATTTATATCTTTTACTAACTCAGGGTTTTTTGTTACCTCTTGTATAGAAGGTAAATATATTAACTCATTGTCAGTTCCTAAACTAGCAACTGCATCATCTTTGTTTGTTGTTGTTTTTTTACCAGTCTTTTTTATATCAATAACCATATCCTGGTATTGATCTAAAAAGTTTTTTGTTAATTCATTTGATTTTCTACTAGCTTGCTTAGCCCAAGTAGTTGAATCAGAGCCTTTTCTACTTTCATTATTGCTCAAAGGTTTTAATTTCCAAGTAGCTGCATTATTTGGATCGTATTTTTCACCATACCATTTCTTAGCTAGTTTATTATATGATATATCTTTCCATCTTTTTTTATTACTATCTATAGGTAAAGATCTATTAATAAGATCTTGATTCTCCTCTTTGTTAGCCAATGCATATATTAAAGAAGACCCAACGTATTTACCACCAGACTGTTGTAATAAATTAGCATTTTTTAAAGATTCTTTTTTCTGTGTTATTTTTTCATTAATTTCTTCATCAGTTGCTTGGGTTTCTATTTCAATGTTTTTTAACAATTTAGCAGCTGTTAATCTATCATTTCCTCCACTTCCTGACATTAAACCAACGAATTCTTTTCTTTCGGCTTGTACTTCTGCTATTTTTTTAGCTAATTTATCTCCTACAAGTGGTTCACCATTTTCATCTTTAGCTATTGTTTGGTTTGGTTTTTGTAATAGCTCTAAATACTGATCGTATTCTTTAGTATCAAAAGCATCGTCTTCAACATCAAATTGACTTTTAACTTCAATATTTTCTTCTTCACCGTCTTTTTTACTGCTTTTTTCAAAATTTAATATACGAGTTTCAAAAGTTTTAAATTTATCTTCATCACTCTCGCCTTCCATTCTTTGTATAAAAGTATCGTCAATAGAATCTAATGTGTTATATACATTACTTAAAAAACTATCATCATTTTTTATTCTTGATTTAAAATCAGTTATAGTAAAGTTTGAATCATCAAAAGTTAATGTTTCAAATATTTCTGAAGCGTAGTCTTTTTCTTCCATATTTTTACTTTGATAGCTTTGTTGGTTGAATTTCAGTTACAGCACCTTCTTCAACATTAGTAAATACTAAATCACTAGCTGGTTGTATAGCGTAAGAACCTGTTGTGGCTACATTATTAGCGATTACTTCAAATAAATCATTAACTTCACCACCAGAATCCACCCATTCTTCGTAAGTATTAATTTCTGTATTTGGAAACATTCCTCCTAAATTATTGTAAAAAAGCTGTTCAACTGATAATTCAGGAGCACCTTTTATAGATGGTGCTACAACGTTTTTACCAGCATCATAACTCTTTTTAAGCTTTTCAACAATGTCTGTTTTATATTTATCAATATTTCTAAACTTTCCTTTTTTACCAGGTTCTTTGCTTTTTACTTTACCACCATCTTTACTGCCAGTAGAAACTACAGTTGAAGTACCTGTTTGTTGAGTTTCTGCATATTTTTTTGGATCTAACAATGATTTAGCCCACTCATCTGTAACTAAGTTGTAATCTCTATCTATCATAGGGTATCTAGTACCACTAGCTTCGAAATCATCATAGTATTTTCCTAACTGTATTTCTTTATCAGCAAACTCTCCACCTTTAGCTCCAAATATACTGTATCTCCCATCTTCACCTCTACCTAACTTAATAGGTGCGCCTTGTTGTACAGCTAGTTCATATAAAAAATCTCCACCACCTGGAAGTTGCTCTTCTCCAGCAGCTATAGCTGCAGCCGCGGCATCAACGTCTTTATCAAAAGAGCCTACAAACATTGTTAAATCATTTAAATCTCTATTATTGTTAGCAACAGTCTTTTGATACATTGTAAGATCTTCTGTAGTAGCTTCTGGACCAAAAGCTTTCATGTGTAGATCAGCTTCTAGTCTAGCAGCATTTTCTAACTCAGCTATAACTTGTTCATCTAAGCTTTTGTTACCAGTCTTTTCATATTCAGCTGCTTGTTTATACCTACCAGATACAGCGGCTTGAGCCTTTTGCTGCATTTCCTTCTGGGCTTTCTGCTCTTCTTTTCTTCTAGTAGCTCCTTGAGCTATGCTTCTTTTAAATGCTTGACCTGTTTGGCCTATGAAAGCAGCTGATCTAGCATCTCTAGTATCTCTTATTACTTTTTGATCTTTATATCCCATAGCTATTATATTTTATTCAAACTCACCTGTGAGATTATTATAAACTTTTCCTTGATTCTTTTTCTTACCGAATTGTTCTTCAACGCTTTGCTCACTACCGCTAAACAATGCTTGAATTTGTGAAGGGTCTTTAGCAATTTCTCCTAATACTCCACCAACTGCACCAGCTGTTTGTTGATCAATAGCTTGCTTACCAGCTAAAGCATCCATTTCTCTTTGTTGATAACCTTCCTGCAGATTAGCAACTCTATCTAACTTATCCATTTCTCTTTGCTCTCTAACGGTAAATGCTTGTTGTTCACCCATAGCTCTATATTTTTCATTAGTAGCTTCTTGTTGCTTTATATCAGCTGATATACCTTGTTTAGAAGCAGCAGCTTGTCTAGCCAAAGCAGTGGCACCTGCAGCACCAAAACCACCAGCTCTCATTGTGTCTAATGTGTTTGCTAAAGCTTGATCTGTTTGCTGTGCTTGCATTTCAGCTGCTTCAGTAGATACCGATAGATTAGCATAAGGATTAGTTATATCTTGTCTATTAGCTTCTAAGCTAGCTAACTGTTTACCCAAGGCATTAGCTTCTTTAGCAGCTTCCGTTGCTCTATCGTTGGCATCTTTTTTAGCAAAGGCACCCATTACTATTGGAGTAGCAGCCGCAGCCACTTGCATTATTCCACCTATTTTATCTGACATATTTTTTTAATTTAATAAGATGATGGTACAAATTCAGTACCTACTGAGAATAGCTCTTTCATTTCACCTGGAGCAGTTGTTGTATCTAACCTAAGCTTAACTGTTGTGTAATAACCTTTGACACCACTAGTTTGATTACCTAGTATTACTTCACCTATTTTTGCAGGCGAATTATTAACTACATTAGCTACGTATCTATTTTCTTTTCTACAAAAGCCAGCTCTTTTAGTTATACCATTTTCAATATACTCACCTTCGTAATAACTCTTAATCAAAGCTATATTATCTGTTTCGTTCTGCCAAGAACCTAAGTTACTTAATACTAATCCAGTTTGATCAGATTCTACTTTTTCAACTTCCCAACCGCTAGAACCTTCATACTCAATTGTTTTAAAAGTTTTAACTAAACTTGGCTGTTGGTTGAATATAAACTCTATAGACGATGTTACTGGATCGTTAGCATAAAAAGTATTTCTTGAAACATTTTCTGAATTATGAATCCAAAGATTACCATTTGATGTAGTATAAAATCTATTAAATAAGCTTTCAGCAAGTAAAGGCTTATAATCATAAAACGTAACCCATCCAGCAGCTTGCTCATCATAAACTAAAGTTTGATAATCACCATTAGCTTGTTGCATACTGATTAAATAATTATCATTGTATACGTCATAAGCTCCTATAACATAATCTTTTTTAAATGTTCTAAAAATAACATCACTATTAGAACCAAAGTCTTGAGGAGGAAAGTCTGTTAGTTGAACTCTAGCATTCACTTTATCAACAGCTTTAACGTAACAACCTGTTTCTGCACCGTTTATTAATACTCTAGAACCTATTTCTACATTAGTAAAGAATTCACCACCTTCGCCGGCTAAATTTTTATATATATAAGGTTCACCAGCACTTAACCCTGCTGTATAAGGGAAAGGAGGTTGAACACCATCTATAGTATCATTAACATCAAAAGCTCTTAAATTTGAATCTATTTCACTTAATTCATCTCTAAAAAAGTCTTTCATTCCATTAGCAGCAATCTCAATTAAACCATTTTCAGCTAGTCTTAATACTGTATTCCTGTTTTTATCAGAAAAATACATTCTATTTCCAAAATGATCAAATGATTCAGGATTGTCACTAATACCATATTCACCTACATATGGAGTTATTTCCCCAATTACAAGCTTTGTTGTTGAAACTGGAGTACCTTGACCATCAGCCGCATATATAGCATCTTTATCTATTAATGCTCTACTTACTTTATTTTGTTGAAATATATGTAGTTTAGTATCTGAAGCATATATTCTTTGTATAGAACCATATTCAGGTGGTGCAGTAAAAGTTATGTTAGTAGCTTCGGAAAAAACATTTGTTTCATTAACATTAGTAGCAGAATTAAAAAGACCAGAATAAATTACTTTATTATCTCTAACAGTGCTAACATAGTCTTTGTTTACTAAATAAGCTTTAACACCGTAATCAGTGGAAACATTATTGTAACCTCCTTTTACTCTTGATTCTTCTATGAGCCAGTTAGCTGCGTTTGTACTAGGTAATCCAATTATATCAGGATTTACACTACCCAGTACTGGAGAATTCCAAAAGTTTTGATACCTATTACTAGGAACACTTCCAACACCGTTATCATTACCAAATCTATAAAAAGGAAGACCAGGGAAGTTCGGTGCGTTTAAATAGTTACTGGCACCGTTAGGCGTCCAATTAGCTCCAACAGTTTTTTTAGCCCAAAACGTATTAAAATATTTTACTTCTAATGTAAATGCCATTATCTTACTAATTTTACGTAAATAACTTTTCTAACGTCACTGCTTAGACCAGTTCCATTATTAAATTTCTCTCTTAACCTTATAGTAACTCTGTAAACACAAATGTCTTCACCTTTTAAAGCTCCTTCAGCTCTAAACTTACCACTTCTATCTTCTTCAAATTGGCAAAATGGAGGGTGATCTACATCTGCTAAAAAAACCCATCTACCAATGTTGTGTGCGTAATATTCATTAACAAGGTTCGTGTTACTAGCACCTAGTCTTATTAAGTCAGTAGGACCAAACCTTCTAACATCGAAAGGAAATTTTCTATAACCCCAAGCTTTATCGTTATTAACATTTGGATCATTGCCACCAAATTGTATTCCAGTTGTACTATTGCTGTCATTTATTATTAAAAAGTCTTTCCAACCGTAACCACTTTTAGGTACAGCACCTTGTTCCCCATAAGTGGGAGAAGAATCTGTTCCAATAGAAAAATTGTCATAACCGTCTTTATCAAATATAGCAAGTTCACATTTTTCTATGTAAGGTTCTGAAGCATCGTTTTGCTCACCAAAAGAACCATCAAAAAAGTCATCTAAATAACAACTAGAAGAAGTCCCGTCAATTCCACTTCCATTGTTTTTCATTGCTAATCCAGCCGCATTAAACCTAACTGCTGAATTACCAATTTTACTAAAATCAATAGCACTAGTACTTCCAATGCCTTGATTAGCCCATCTAAATATACTGCTATCTCTACTAGTTGCGTTTGAGTTTTCAAACATTTTTCCGATGTTTTGATTATTGTTACTACCATCTCCTCCAAAAACTTCTTTTTTCTTACCAATACTCATTGTCCAATAGAAATTTCTTTTAACAGACCAATTTCTTGCATTATCATCGCTATCACTAGCACCTATTGAAGCTGTGTCTTTAATTATATCTTTAGGTAGCGGTATAAATGGAGAGTTACCGACTCTATTTGCATCTACAATAATTTGATTAAATATTCTATCAGCATTATAACTATTAACTACGTCACTAGGATCTGTAGGATTAGGATATATTGTTGCCTGACCCCAGGTTTTTAACGGTATAGAATCTTCTGCAACCGTACCGCTTTGAACAATAGGTATACCTGTGTCTAAATATTTCCATACAGGCTTATTGTTTGTTAGTTTATTATTACTTACATAAACTATTTTTGAACTTGGCACTTCTCCTGGTATTGTTAGTTTCAACGCAAAGGTTAAGTTTTCTTGTAGTTGATGTTCAAAATTAGGATTAAAATATTTTCTTTCAGCAGCACTTTTATCTGCCATTTTAATATTCCAACTAGGTGGAGAACTTCCTATTTTTACTATCTCAAAGCTACCACCAACGGGGTCGTCTGGTCCACTAGTTACATTTTCTAATTCTATATTTGCGTTGGGATCGTTTGACTCTAGCCCTCCATTTGTTAATATTTTTATATCTCTGTTTAACAAATATTTACCATCACCATAATAATCACCTATACCATCATATGGATATCTTTCTTCCATTAAAAATAAAAATCCAGAAATACCTGCAGGACCATTTGGAGTTTGTCCTTGTTTTATAGATGTATTTAAATCTGATATTAAACCACTACTTGTAGTTTCCCAGTATATATCTAATTTAGATTCAACAGGGTTTGTTTCAGCTACTATTAAAAACTTAGAAAATTGAGGTTGTGTAGTATCAGATGAAGGAGCTTGATAAGTTGACTCAAAACCTAATCTTAATGTTTCAGCATTAGAAATATCGATAGATGCTATAAAAGGATTTTTATCAGCATTGTAAAAAGGATCTACATACTTAGTATTTGACGAATCTATATAATAAGGATAACTTTTAAAAGATATTAATGAAGTCGCGGTGCTAGCACTTGGGTTAATAAAACTACCTTTTTTAGTGGTCCAAGGACCAAAGTCTCTAAAAGCTTGAATATTTACGACTTTAAATGGTTTAATTCTATCTTCGTCAAGTTGTCTATTATACCAAACGTTTTTAGCATCTGCAGTAACAATTCCTGGAGTTGGATGAAAAACTCTAAAAAACAAAGTAGTGTCACTTCCAAAAGACCTGTCAGTGGGTGATATATTAGTAGTGTTTTTTGGAATTTTATTTATATTATCTCCATATATCGAAAGATTACTAATTTCATATATTCTACCATATGAAAGAGGTAGGATAGGGGCTTGAAATGTTATACTACCACTTGTAGATCCAGGTAAATAAACATTATAATACTCTTGTTCTGATTGTTTAACAACTATTTTATAAGAATACCAGCCAAGAGGATTAGTATCTTTATTATATAATCCTGGATAAAAATTTAAACCAGGTACTTGATTAGGTATTTCTTCAGTAAAAATAACTTTAATAGAACCTCCAAAAAAATCTGGATAAGACTTGTCTCCAGCGTTATCGTAAGGAACGTACACAGTTGACTTTTCAGATTTAACATTATTGTTAGAAGAGAATAACACTTCACTTTCATTATTAGCTAGTATAACATTAGACTGTCTACCAAATCTATCTGCTAAAATAACACCAACTTGATATGTCCTACCTTGTTTTATTGTAGAGTTATAATGTTCTTTTATAGTGTTTTCAGATGAAGTAAGCATTGGAGGGTTTTCGCCAAGCGCAACAGCGTCATCTAAGCTTTGTGACAATAAAACATTTCCTTCTGCATCAAAACCATTTGGATTATTTATATTTCTTTCACTAGAAAAAGCTTCGTATTCTAAGCTAGAAGGTGCGGCATGGGAATTTTGATAATTCGCATACATAACTCTATTACCAGCTACTTCTTGAGCCTTGGCTTTAACCGGTGTTATGTCACTTACTCTTAATACAGCTGATTCAGGTAAAACTTGAAAAGGTTTTGCAGACCTGTATTTGTATATTAATTGTCTATCATAAGGAAAGCCAGTATAATTATTAGTAACAAATTGACTAGATAAATTAGCAAAAGTATTAATAGGTATTTCACCTATAGAATAAACATTGTTATCATTAGATGATTTTATTAATACTTGAATCTCCTTAACTTTGTATCTATTTATAAAGTTTAATCCAGTAGAAGTGTCAGATATATTATAATAAGAGTTGTCAGGAAGAATTATATTTAACTCTGCAGACGTTATTAAATTAGTAAACCAATCTAAGGTAGTACTTATACTTGCTTTTCCTTCGTCACCCACTTTAAAACTACCATATTGTTTAGGTACAAAAAGTGGTTGAGTAAAAGGAGCCATTAACGAATACTCATTGTCATCATACTTAAATCTATAGCTAAATCTAGCAAATCTTTCTTCTAAGTATTTTCTAGGTCTTAAGTTTTCTTGATACTCTGGATTTAAAAGTTGAAAAGTTATTAAATTACCTTCAGCCCAACCTTGTTTTACATCTGAAGCACTTGGAACTGTCTGGCCGCTTTTTGGTTGATCTTCTGATAAATATAATCTATTTTCTGGTAAACCACTCACAGATCTAACGTACATGGTTCCTCCATTAGGAACGCTATAATTTTTTACCTTAATAACAGGGAAGTCAAAATTAGATCCTTTTTGCATTAAATCTCTTAACGCGGTACCTGGCCAAGAAGGTTGGTTAGACACAACCGCTGTTGCAAAACTTATATAATCTCTACTAGATGGAATATCATTTATAGGTGCTGTTAAAAAAGGTGGTAACCACTCTTCATCTTCAGCCTTCCAGGTAGGACTCCAATATGGCGTTGTTGGACCACCTGTGTTTTTAATAAACTTTATAGGTTCATAAGGTGCAAATTTAGCTACAGATATTTGATCTTCAGCAAAGTAATAATCAGTGATATGTTTTGGCTGTGCGATTAAATCGTTATTTGTAAACGCTTTATCTATGTTTATTTTTCTAGGTTGGTTTCTATTGTCATTAAAAAACAATAAATTTTCTATAATATTAAACCCAAGTACTCTATGTGTTTTTGAAAAGTTTAGAAACTCTCCTTTCAATAAAACAATTGGTGTGTAGTTTTCACCAGACAATTTTACTTGTATAACATAGTTATAACCTTGAAACTTATTGCTTAATTGGTCAGGTGAATTGTCAGTAAAAGTTGTTAAAAACAAATATAATGAGCTAGTATCGTCATGTGAAAACAAACCTATAATCTCTAAAACATTATTAGTGCCTAAAGTGTTTTGTAAACTTATTAAAAAGCTACCTATAACAGTATCATTACCTAAAACATTTTCTAACGCACCAACATTAGCTCCTTCTGATTTGCTTACGTTTATGTTTCTACCTTCTCTATACTCTCCTTTTGGTACTAATCTAGCATCTTTATCTCTATTCATCTTAGATGAAAGGAAATTGTTTTGTATTTTAGCCATACTTAATGTTTAATCCATTTAGACTTGTTTCTCATAACTCTAGTTATTTCGTCTATTTTTATATTAGACAATCTAATTTTAGCGTTTCTTAATTGAGCTCTTCTGTCTTTTTTAAATCTTGCTACTAGGTATTCAGGTATGTTAGATCTACCAGCTAATAAAGAATACGCTATATGCATGTACATAGCTTCCTCTGCCATTTTAGGTACTTTAGAATCAACATCATAGGCTAAACCATCTGATATATATTCTAACACTATAACTCTACCGTTTAGGTCGCTAGAAAAACTAAACTTGCCTTCTCTTTCGTTTATAGTAAAATAACCATTTATTTGAGTTGTTTCAGGTAATAAACCATAACGCATACCTCTATACTGTCTATCATACATGTAGTCTTGACCATAAGCGTTAAAAGCACCATTTAAATACTGATTATACCCACCACTTAGTTGCCATTGTTGTAGCTTTTTCCAACTTGCCTCAGTTATTGAACTACCTTCAGTGTTTTCTCCAAAACCATCTTGAACAAAGTCTCCATCAATATTTTGTAGTGGGGTTTCATAAGGATTTATAGTTAAGTTGTCACTAGGGTATATAATATGTTTTATACCACTACTATCGATCCAAGACATTCTTACGTAATTAACATAGTCTTGTGGCATTATAATAGAAAGGCTTGGTGGTATAGTAAGTTCTTGTGATTTTACAGATTTTAAAGTATCATAAGAAAACTCTTGTAAACCACGTTTTGCGTGAAATATAACATCAGTTCTTTTTACACTAGGTATTATTTTACCAGTACCTACGTAAGTAGCTATAAAAGTGTTTACTATATCATTTAAACTAGAATATGCATAACCTCCATAGTTGTTAAACACTTCCGTTATTACTAAAGTTATTCTAGCTAGATAAGCATTAGCTGCAGCTGCTGGAACAGCTATACCTGGATTTATGTTTACAACACTACCATTATCAATGGCGTCCACACTAGATATTGTGCCAGAATAAACTTGCCAAGTAACACCTAAGTTTTCGCTATACTCTAACTTAAAGTTTTGGTTAGAGCTAGATGTTCCTAGCTTTAAAGCAGTATTAAAACCAGCTGTAAAAGATGTGGTAGTAGTACCTTTCTCTAGTAAAAATACTTTTTCACCCGCGTAATACTCTTCGTTTGTTTCTGTTATAAGTCCCATTTATTAACTTTTTTCATTATTGTCTTCAGCTATAGCCATTTGAGATGCTGATTGTATTATTTGTGGATCTCTTATTACTATACCGCAATATTTTAATATGTTTAACACTAGCTCAGTTTGATCAACACTGTCTATTTCAAATTGTGTAGATCCAAAAGAAGTTCCACTATATAAACTAGCATCTGAAATAGTAAATAAAGCATCTACAGTACCTATATTAGAACCGCCTAATTGAAAAACATTTCTGTCAAAAGTAAATGTATCTCCAAAAGCATATCCACTACCAGCAGCTGTTACTGTTAAATCTGTTATTACACCATCACTACCTAACGTAAGATTAAAAATAGCACCTGTTCCACTACCAGTGTAAGTGACTCCAGCAGAACTAGAAGTAAGTCCAATGAACGATGTTTGTATAGGGGAAGTTGTTGTTGCTGTAAAGTTAGTTGTTAAACTTTGAAATAAATAACCTGATACTATAGGTAAACCAGTGGCTATATAAGGGTAGAAATCATATAGATATTGACCTAAACCACCTACCGTATAACCCCATCTAGGATTATTTGGTTTTCTTACATATGATGCTGATACATTAGAACCTAACCCTATAGAAGTAGGATGTACATATATTCTAGGCTCTGTAGTAGAAGAGTTTTTGTCTTGATAAGTATATACTGGAAAAGATTTAGAAGGCTTTGTCAAAGGAGCTAGATTTAAATATAATAAATCATTTTTTTGCACTCTTTCTACCTCTATAAGATCTGCACCATTTTGGTACATAACACTACCTATTCTATGTACAGCAGGATCTGTAGGTAATGTAAAAGCGTTATAAACAGAGCTCCAAGTACAGTTGTTAACTGTTTTAAATATAGATATTTTATCGTCTATATTTTTAACCCTATCAGCGTATTCTGTTTCGTCTTGACGTACACGCAGCTGTTGATTAAGATCTTCAAAGTATTTCTCAAATATTTCTAATTGAACTTGATTACCTATCTTATTAAATTCATCTGGAGTTATATAACCTCTTTGCTCTTTATTTAAGATCAATAACACTGTATTATAAACTTCACTTACGTTTATTGCCATTTTAGTATTTTTAAAAAAAAAGGGTGGCGAAATACCACCCTATTTTATAGTCACTTGTTATTTAAACTTTTTCTCTATAGATTTATAGACTTCAAGTCCTTCATCGGTTTGAAACCAAGCTGCCATAGCTGAATATGGATTTTCATCAAATGGTACAGTCATTAGTTTTTTACCGTTAGTACCCCAAGTAAACGTTCTTTGATCTTGAGATAAATTAACTATTCCTTCTTCTTTAGCTTTTATAGCAAAATTTCTTAATACTACATTTTCATCATTAACTAAAGCTAAGAACGTTTGAGGATTTCTTCTAGCGTAAACTAGTAGATCTCTTTTTATTTCTTTAGAAGTCATAGAAGTAACACTAGAGCCTTGTTCAACTCTTAATATAGCCTCTGCGTGATCAAGTTCTAACTTAGACGCTATATTCATAGCTTCTAATTCTACTTGTAGATAATCTAATTGATCAACCGCTTCTTCTACTTTATCGTGTTCTAAATAAAGTTTTCCTTTTGCTGGATGATATATTGATAGTAATTTTTGTAATTGTACTTTTTCTTTAGGAACGTGCAATGTACCATCTTCAAATATGATGTGAGATAATGTTACTGGTCCTTCTTGTTCGTCTACAAATACAGATTTTTGATTAGTTGCATATCTCAACTCTCTATTGTAACCCTTATCTTCATCAAAATAAAATAAAGGATGCCTAGATGTATGTCTTGAAGCTACTTTAAATGTTAAAGGTTCTTTACTTCCTCTTAAATAATAATTTCTATCTTTATACTCCCAAGTATCTTTTTTAACTTCAGTCTTAGCTGAAGCTTTCTTTTGTTTTGTTTCCATAATATAATATAATATAATAATTAAAAAAGATCCTGCCGAAGCAGGACCTTATTTTATTGTTAATCCAATTGATTACAATGCAGCTGATCCAGCAGCAGCAGAAGTAACAACCGTATCATTTTCAAGTAATAACGGTAAACTTCCTGGACTTTGTATTGCAGCAGCCATAGCTTTATAAAAAGCTGTTGTAATAGCCGCAGCAGTAGTAGTGTTAGCATCTGGAATAGTAACGTTAACAAGGAATTGTCTTCCGTTGCTTGCGCTAGATCCAGTACCTTCTAAATAATAAATATTAAGAATATGCGAAGAACCTGGTGAACCACCAAAAGTTAACGCCATAACACCGTCTACAGGAATTAATATAAATTCTGCAGCAGCAGATGCAGTAGCATTTGCTGTAATTGCTTTAATGTAATTTGCCATAATTTCTATCTTTAAAATGTTAATAATTATACAGTAGACTTAAACAATACGAAGTTATTCGCTGCTTGAGTTACTAAACATCTTTCAGATAAGAAGTGTACTTCCATAGCATCTAAAGATGATGTATAAGCACCGCCTACAGAACCTGTAATCCAGTTTTTATATCTTCTATCATCTGACTCAGAAGCTCTATATCTTACGTGTAAGAAAGGTCTTCTAATATTAGATCCTAACATTTGGTCATAAACAGTTGTTGTACCAGCTGGAACCATAACACCATCGATGTCTTTAGTTAACCCTCTAGTAGTAGCATCGTTTAGATATTTCCAGTCAGTTTTGTAGAAGTCATAAGAACCTCTTCTGAAACCAGAAAAACCAAAGTTCATTGCCATTTCAGCTTCGTTATCAAAAAGACCGTAAGAAGCAGACTGAGTAGAAGCATAACCTCCACCAGCTTGAGCAGCAATCATATCATCAAAATCAAGAGCAGTAGCTCTGTTTAAGAATAACATGTTTTCTTCGATTGCACCTTGCTTATCTAATTGCTTAAGGATCTCGTCAAAATCTCCTAATGCACCAGCTCCAGGAGCAGCAGCACCAGCAAAATTAGACCAGATGTTTCCTCTTGTTTCTATAGCTTCAAACATACCTTCAGTACCTATTGGGTGTACACCAGCACCGGCATTACCCGTAAACTGAGTATTAGGAAAAGTACCATCGTAATTAGCTTGTTCAACTCCAGAAGCAGCGTCAGCTTTAACACCTTCAACCATTGACATTTCAAGATAATCTTCAAAACGTAAACGAGTTTCAGATTCAGCTTTTAAATACCAAAGGTATCCATTAGTACCGTCTTCAGTTGAAACTTCAACCCAACCAATTTGAGCAGCATCAGAACCATTTACCTCAAACTTATCTTTAATGATTATAGGATTGTTTTTAAATGTACTTAGCTGAGGATCAATTGAACCAACCATTTGACTAGTACCTTTTGCAAATTCAGAACCATAAACAAACATCTTAAGTCCAGTAGCACCTAAACCAGACGCGTTTAAACTAGCTGACTCATAAGGTACAGCAGTAATTGTTAAACCAGAAACAGCTACAACTAAAGCTTTAATAGTTGTAAAACCATCAGCAATAACTACAGTTTGATTTAATCTTACAGAGTTATTACCTGTAACTGTTAAAACATTAGCAGCTCTAGTAACTCCTTCATAAGCAATGTGTAATCTATTTTGTTCAGACCAGATTACTTGATCTGATGTCATTGGCATTTCTGCACCAACCATTCTCAAGAAAGCAGATAAAGTTCTGTTTCCGTATCTTTCTACCTCTTGCTCATAAAGCTCTGGTAGATATTGTTGTGTCCACATGTCGAAGTTAGTATCCTGAAAATTAATATAATTCGTAGGTTGTGTAACTTTCTTTGGCATCGGGACAATTGAAGCTGGAAAAGCTCCGCCTGATAAACTCATAATTTTTAAGTTTTAGTTTTTATTTTTTATATTTAACTTTTAACTTAGAACTATCTACTCCAGAAACCGCTTTTACTTTCCATCCATTTATAAATACATCGCCAGGCGTTTCCGTTCTAGCATCTTTACTTATATTTTTAGACTTAGCTGTCACATCTTTAACAGCGTCGGCTTTACCTTGCTCATAAAAATGATTAGCTATTGTATCAGCATTTCTTGCAGCATATACAGCTTTATGATATGCGCTTTGATCTTTAACACTACCGTCTTCATTTAAGAACTTCTTAAAAAACGTAGTCAAGTCAGATTGCGATTCAGCAACTTCATTAGAATCTTTAACACCGTACCTAAATTTCTTTTCTCCAAATTTAAATTCAAAACCTTTGAATTCTTTAGAAAAATAATCTTTAGTTTTAGTTTTAAAATTTTCGTGTTGTTGCTTTGCTATCTCTTGTTCTTTGTTATATCTATTGAAAAACTCAGTTGCTTTTTGTTGTTCTTGAGTAACGCCCGGTCTCAACTTGATCTCGTCGTAATACTTCTTTTTCGTTTCCTCCAAAAAGTTCTTTGCTTCTGCAATTTCTTCTTTATAAGCGAGTTTTTTCTTTTTAACCTCTCGCTCTTCCGCTTCTTCAGGGTCAAAGTAAAATTTATCTTCTAATATAAAATCTACTTCTTCTCTATTTAAATGCGGTTTAGTTTGTTTATAATACTCTCTTAATAAAACGTCTTCATCAACATTTGAATAATCAGCATTTAGTCTAACAAAATCCTCAACAGTACCACCTGTTTCTTTCATAAAATCAACTAGTTTTTCTACATTTTCAGGTAGTTCTAATTTAGGATCTTGTTTAATTTCTTCTTTAATAGTGTCTACTACATCTTCTACTGGTTTTTCAACCTCTTCATCTGTAATCTCTTGGATATTAGATTCTGGTTTTTCTTCTTCAGAGGCATCGACCCGTACTTCTTCGACCATCTCTTTGCTATCTCCGGATGATTCGCCCACAGGTACTTCCTTTGTTTCTCCGACTGAAATGGCATCTTCTTCTTCTTTTTTAGGTTCTTCTTTTTTAGATAAATCTATTTTAGATATATCATCTTTTTTATTTAATTTTTTAGGACGTCCAGGCTTTTTCTTAGCCTTAAACTCCCCTTGCTCTAGAACTCCGTCTGAGCCTTCTTTTACTTCTTCTGACATAATATAATATAATAGTTAATAATTAAATAGGACTAAAGGGATTCATCCCAGTAATACCTTGTTGGTTTTCTTCTGCTTCTTTGGTTTTTTCCTTCATTGGGTTTTTCTCAAAACTTGTAGGAAGTAAATTATTTTCTTGTTGGTTTATTAATGTACTTCTTTGAGTGCCTTCCATCCTTACTCTTTCGTCTTTTCTATTTTCAGTATTGTTTACTCTTGCTTCGATAACATCTTCTTTAGCTTTTTCTAACTGTAAATCAAAGCCAAACTGTTTCTCCATTATCATCATTTTAATCTGAGCTTCTTGCTGGTATCTTTCAACATCCATTTGTACTTTAGCTTGTTCAAACTGTACTTTTTGCTCAGTTAATATTTGTTGTTTTTGAGTTTCTGCTAATGCAACTTTTTCAGCTGTTTCAGCTTGAGCCTTAGCTTGCTCTTGTATTTGCTGAAGCTTCATAGCTTGTTCTTTCTCTTGCTTTTGCTTTCTTCTTTGTTTTAGCAATTGATTAGCTAATGTAAGGTTTTTAACTTCTCTTATATCTATAGCATCTTCTAAATCTATACCACCTGTTTTTAAAGCTATTTGTATATTTTCTTCTAACTTAGCTTTTTCCTCATCGTCCGGTTCTAAACTTAAAAATATTCCAAAGTCGTATATATTTTTGTCAACTAAGTCTTCTAACGTTGACACATTAAATTTAGATATACTTTGCTGTAATGCATTTCTAGTCAATGGATACATTAAAGCATCACCTATTCTAAGAGATATGTTTTCGCAGTTTCTAAGAGTCAAGTACAAACTAGCTTGTAAAATATGTCTTGTTGCTGTATTAGAATTTGCAGCTGCTATTTTTTGTAAACCTACTAGTGAATGTTTATCTGGATCACTACCATCTCTTGCTTCGTTCAATCCGGTTACATCTCTTATCATTTGCAAATAATACTGATAAGTCTGTATTAGTGAAGCTATTTTAGCGTTTCCACCACCACTTTGTAATTCTTGTATAGGTACTTTTCCTAAGTTCTGATCTCCATCTTGAGTCATTGATCTACCAACAATACTACCAGTTTGGAAATACATATTTAAAGCTTCCTGAGGATTATAATTAGTACCATTGCCTAAATCAACCTCTGCTAAGCCATCTACATCTAAATAAACACCATCAGGTACCATACGTGATAATACTTGTTGAAGCTTTAGATGAGTAATCTGTATCATATCAGCAAATCCTGTTACTCTTTTCACTATAGAATCTATACGTCCTTTGTACATTCTAGGAGCGCATATATTATAATTCATATTAACCTTAGTGGTATCAGCAGTTGGCCTTGTCATGTTTTCAGCCATTTGCCATTGTAACACTTCTGGAAAACCTAATATTTTAACACCAGTGTATAACACTTCTATAGATCTAAATGCTTTTGAAAAGTTTAGTTCTTCAGGTGGATTAAACGCATCTGTTTTTTCTAGTGCTTTTTCTAATCCAGTAGCTGTTTCTTTTATTTTAAACACTTGATTTGTAAAAGTTTTATATTCAAAATATAATACTTGTATTTTATCATCAAAGAATCTTCCGTTCCAGTCATTTCTGTAATTAGAGTTACCTGGATATTGCTCTATTTTTTTTAATTCTTCAGGTGTTAAATGCGGAAACTGTTTTTTAAGCTCTGCTAAACTAACTCCTTTAACTTCACCTGCGTACCATATATCTTCAAAGTTAGGATCTTCTGTATACGAATATACTAAGTTAGCGGGATCTACATAATCTACTTTTACACCTTCTTGTAAATTAAAAGCTGTTTTAGAACATGCTATACCTAAAACTGTTAAATCATAATTTAATCTTCTTCTTACTAAATCGTATTTATTGTAATCTAGTGTATAATTAATTGCTTCCTCTTGTGATATTTCTACATTTTGTTTATAATTTAATTGCATATAAACAGAAACCTCATCCGGGTTCTTAGGTGCATTTGGATTGCCTGATCCTGAGGAAATATCTATACCTAACTGAGCTTTAGCTTTATTAATATACTCTCTAGCATATATATCTTTCATTAAACCCTCAACATATCTAGTTCTTTTAGCACTTGATGTAGGATCTTGAGCGTAAGCTTTTATATCATAATTCTTTTGAGACATACCATTTACCACTATATCTACAAACTTTGATATAATAGGCACTGGAGTCCAGTCTAAATTAAGGTATGACAAATCACCATTTATAGATAACTCGTCTTTATATTTTTGAATTGACTGTTCACCTCTAGCATACAGTCTTAACTCATGAAAATTATTATAATTAGAAGCAAATCTATAACCACCTGCTCCAGCTCTAGCGCCGCCAAACCACTCACCTTCAATTGCTTGCCCAACCTTAAGACCATAATCATAAGATGCTTTTACTGCATCAGGTACTACCTGATCCGGAAATGAACTTCCATAACTAGTTTCTATCATTTATTTGTTTATTTTTGAAATAAAACCATCATTATCGTATTTTGCAAAATTTAAATTTACTGGTTGTTTACTTCTTATTAAATTAGGTCTATATTTATTCTTATTGCAAGCCATTATGGCTAGTCCAGAACTTATTGAAGCATCGTGCTTTGTTCTATTGTTAATATTAAAAGCAGCCCAATCTTCTAAAGTTTTTTGATGATACATATCACCCCAAGAGTCATTCGCAAAACCAACATAGTTTTCTACATAAAACTCTATAGCAGCAGCATGCGCTTGCTTAATATCTTCACTTGAGTTTGGTATACCACCTATTTCTTTTTCTGTTACAGATAATCTATTCCAAAGTTTATCAGGACGATTCATACTATAACCTCTATAACCTCTTCTTCTCAAGTAGTATAATAATCTAGGTTTATTATTTTCTGCAAGTATAGGCATACCATAAAAAACCAAAGCCATAAGCACGTCTTCAAAAAATATTTCAGCAGTCTGTGGTCTAGCTATGTATTCTAAAAAGAAATGATGAGGAGGTGCATCCTCCATACTAAATTTTGTTAAGCCGTGTAAAGATCCATTAGATCCTTTACCGTCAACAGTACCTGATATATCATAACTATCACAACCAAAACCTCCTAAATGCTCATTACCAGGGTATTTAATACCGTTCTTTATTATAATGTTGTTTTGTAAGTTTTTGTTAGGAACCCAACTAACCATAAATCTTCCATTTTGGTCTGGTACAAATACCACTCTAGTATCTCTTATTCCACCTTCCCAAATAAACTTACCTTTAGTTACGTTAGCAGTATTATTTATTTCTTGATTATAATCTATTTGTTCGTAAATTTTTATAAGATTAAATAAACTTTGTTTAGTTTCATCTCTAAAAGCGTGCTGCTCGGTTCTTGGAAACTGTCTATAGTATTCATTTAAACTATCTTGATCAGATTTTAATCCATCTACTTCATTTTCCCAATGCTCTATTACTCCTGTTTCAATTGGTAAACCGTCGACTCCGATTGTTTTATTTTTTGGCGTAACAAATACAGGTGATCCAAAAGTATCCATGAATCCTTCGTAGTTCCATTCCATAGGGATGAAAAGAGAATAGAGTCCGCTAGAAGTTTGTCCGTTTCTATTTCTTTTTGTAACGTCTGAATTGTAGTAAAGTTTTTTGAAGTTATTTCCACCTTTATCTAATGCATTTGAAGTTGAGCCCATCATACATTTACCTACGATTCTACGTCCTAGTCTTAATGTAGTTTTTGTAACTCTCCAGTTATTTAATATGTTGTCAGGTCTTTCCCATTTACCACTTTCATCATGGGCTAGTATTTTTAACTTTTCACCATCATAAGAGTTATCACCTGTGTTTTTCCAATCAATTGTTGTATCTAGTCCTTTTAATTCAGCTAGTTTAACATTGTCATCTAGTTTACGTCTAGTAAGTTTTGAAGCTGGGACTCTATATGCCAGTTCGGTCTTAGGACGATCCATACCGTCTTGGATTGGTTTGAAAAAAAACGGATAGTTAACGGATATTGGTACAACTTTGTCTGTGAACATTTTTTTAGCATCTGCTCCAGATTTTGAAAGGATACCGAATCTCGCGTCTGAAGATATAGTGGCTTGGTTAACAAGTTCTGCTGATGACATAAAGGAGAAACCAGACCGTCTGTTTTTAAGGTAACACATTCCGTAACATCTAATATCGGCTTTACACGCTTCCCAAAAAATGAAGAATAATCGATTTGCTTCTCTATAATCTGGTGCTCCAATGTCAATTTTTGACCATTGCAAATACATGTAATGAGTACCAGTAATATAAGTGGCCATACCACCATTATAGAACCAATAACCCAGTTCTCTGCGTTTAAATTCTTCATCTATATAATTATACCATTTTTCTTTAAAATCACTAGGATACTCATCCCAATCAAACCTACTTTTAATTCTAGCTAGTTCTTTTGGGTATTCTTGTTTTTCCCAGTATTGCTCCGCTTTGTTTTCACTTCGTTTAAAAGGTTCATCTGCTTTTGGTAAAGCAATGCGTAGGTTTTGAATTTCAATGATCTGTCCAATTTGTCCAGTTTTACTAATTACTATAAAATCATAATCTGCATTATAACCATACTCCCATTTTTTTAACCTATTTTGTTTAGATAATATTTTAGGGTTGACTATATCTTTTACTTCTTTCCAAAGCGTTTGTTCATAACTCATTTACTACGCCCTTCTGCAAAACCTCTAAAAGATGATTCTTCTTTCTTTTCTTTAGGTTTACCACTTAGTAATTGCTCTTCTTCTTCAATACGCTTAAGTATTTCAAAAGCGTCGAATATAGCTAGCTTTTTTGTAGCAGCAGCATTTTTTAACCTATCAGCTGAAACATCTTCTCCTGTGTCTACTATTGGTTCTTGAGCTACTTTTATTAGCTCTTTAACTGCTAACTGCCCAGCTTGGATTATATTCTTCTTCGTCTCCTTGGTATTCATGTGTTAAGGCTATATCATTAGATTTCATACAATAAAGGCGTTCGCCTTCAATAATAAACTCAAACTCTGAGTTGGGAGTGAATACAACAAGTGCTCCAGGATGTAATCCTACACGTTCTAAGGACTTATTAGAATATTTTAATACACCAAAGTATTCTCTTTCTTTTTTGTTATGTATATTGTCTATACCTTTTATAGGTTTTACAAAACAATAATTTAAATGGCATTTATCATTATACATATATATCTGCTGTGGAGAGCAAAAATACATATTATCTTTAAAATATGTGCCACTATTCTTTTCTCTACCTTTTACATCATAGTATCTTCTAAAAACATTATGATGAACATATACATTATCACCAACTTTTATTTTAGTTTTATAAGCAGCTGGAATAGAAACTACAACTGCTTTTTTACTAACAAAAATATGATTTTCAATATTGGTGTTTACTATAAGTTCTTTACCATTTACATTTTTAGTATTGTCATATCTTTCTTCTAAAGGCTTGACAATAAAATCATATAAACTCTTCATTAATATGTTAAGTCAAATTCAACAGATATAGCCATATTTTTATTAAACTTTTTCCAAGGTAAAACTTCATTATTCTTTTTTATATAAATAGAATATTCCCCGTTGTTTTCATTGTTTAATATATCACATATAGTATGGCCACCATAAACCTCTTGACCTAAAGAATAATGCATAGCATCATTTTTATAGTCAGAACCTATACTTATTTTTCTAATAACTTTTGACATTACGAAACAGGTTCTTCAATTTCTTCTTTTGACTCTATTTTTTCATAACTTCCGTCATCAAGATTTACTTCTATAGATCCATAAGTTTTTTCTAAAGCGCTTTTTTGTTCACCTATTTCAGTGTTTAAAATAGCTATGTCATGAAGTAACCCATGCTTTTGAGTTTCTAAAACCCCTATGTCAGATACTAATCTTTGCAACTTTTCTTGTTGACCTTTTATAGTTTCTAATTCTTCTTTTGTTATTTTATTTTCCATTTAATTTAATTTAATTGTATTTGTTTTACTCTCCAGGTCCTGCATTTGGATCTGTCCAAGCTGCCGTTGCCATCAAAGCTAAAGCTTCTTCATGATTCATTGTACTTACCGGAGTTAATGAACCATTAGTAATAAAACTAGGCTCAACTTGGTAAGACAATAACCCTTGAGTGTTTGCTAAGTTTCTTCTCATTGTTTGAGCTGAAGACTGATTCACTTGACTGAACAAAATAGCATTTGTATCGTCTAAGTTTATTACTGCATAAGTTGTTGCCATTGTTTAATTGTTATTTGTTATCTTGTTGTTATTTATATATTTACTTGTTTAATTTCTTTTTTACGATGATATATCCGGTACGCTAGACGTTTTATCATCAGCTGCCATATTAATTGAAAAAGC